TGGAGGACATTGAAGTTCCAGTCAGTGTGCGTGATGAGGTAGCCGTCGCTGCGGGCTGTCTGGAGTGGGGTGGGCTTGGTCGTCATGGGTTGTACTCCAGCGTCAGCTTCCCGTTCGTCTCGAACGTGTCATTGCCCGTGAGGTTGGCTTGCACCTCGTACCGGAGTCCTTGCGTCGTGACGTTGGCAGTGGCAGGCGTCCCGGCGACATTGCTCATGCTCCCAGCGGTGCGCGTGACGGTGGGCGCTCCCGGCATCACGGCGGGGAAGACGACGTTGATGTCATGAAACTCGTTGGCGGCACTACTCCGGAAGCGGGCAGTGGGATGGACCACCTGATAATACCGAGCGCACCGCAAATCCTCCTCGGCCTTGGCACGTGCCTGGAAGCTCGTCGGAGCGACCGGGCCAATGGTGGCATAGCAGTTGTCGATGATGAAGTTGTTCGTGCCCGTGTTGATGATAATCGCCAACTGGAGGAGGGTGGCATTGCTCGCGATCGTCCGGGAGACATTCAACGTCGTCAAGACGTTGTTCCCCGTCGCGCTGCTGTCCGTCGCACCGGAGCTATCGGAAATGCGGATGAACGCCGCCCCGTTGATGCTCGTCAGCACACGGGCAAAGAAGCGCACCGTCCGTCCGCGGTACTCGGCAAAGTTCTCCACGTTCTGAAAGATGATGGCAAAGCCGGCGGCGACATGCGTGTACGTGCCCGTCGCCTGATATTGCGACCCCGAGCCCGTGTCCTGTGCGGCGGCGCGGCTAATGGTGATCGTGCTGGCACTCAGGGTGAGGCCCCAGCGGTCCGCGGTGTAGCCGCTCGTGAATGGGCCATTGCCCCGCTGCCAGTTCTCGAAGCCGCCGTTGACCAGGATATTGGGCCACGTTCCTGCCTGCCCGGTGATCGCGCTCGGCGGGATCTTGTCGGGGTTGTTCCCGTGCATGACCTCGTCAATGTAGAACGCGGCCTGGAGGCCGTCACGGTTCCAGTCCGTGACGCTGACCACGTCATTGTCAACTCGATTCGCACTCAGGACGGGCCGACTTGTAGGCAAAAATCACCGCCTTTCGGCATTGGAATGGCCTAAACGCAGTTGCTATGGTAGAATGGAGGCGGACAAACAAATGCCCCGCGACCGCTGTGAACGGTTTTGGGGCGACACATCACGGAGGTACCCGCGATGCCCAACCAGTATACCCCTTCAACGTTCATCGAACGCGCCTGCCAGCAATGCGGCACACTGTTCTCTGTCAAGCCGTCCCGCGTTGCACGCGGCGCGGGAAACTATTGCTCCCGCTCCTGCCTAGCGCAGTCGCAGCGGAAGAGGATAGATACCCAGTGTGAGCATTGCGGAAAGCCTATGCAGACCGCGCCACATCTCCAAAGACGATTCTGCTCCGTGGAATGCAGAATCGCGCACCTTGTCGGAGCCGCACATCCAAGCTATAGGGGTGCCACCTATCCGAACAGGTTGGGAGAACTCAATACCTTCCAGTATCGAGCGTGGCGAACGGCGGTCTACGAACGCGACGGATATCTTTGCCAAGAATGCCGTCAACCCGGCAAGAGACTCAATGCGCACCACATCGAGCGATGGAAGGACAATCCCGACCTCCGTTTCGACGTGAGCAACGGCGTCACCCTCTGCGTGGATTGCCATCGCAACGCTCATCGCAAGAGAAAGTGAATGGAAGTTCAATATGTTAATACCGTCCCCGTGCCGAGCGGCGTATGTCCCAGTAGCCAGGGCACCGGACTCGTCTGCCGCTGGTCGCTCAGTTGCAGCGTCACCGTGTGGCCGGCGATGTCGGCCAGAATGTCGTGCTGGATGCCCTCGATGAACATCATCCGGTCCACGCCCATGTGCGCGGGCTCGCGCTTGACGACGTGGACGGTATTGCCAAGCTCCAGTGCGAAGAGCGCATCCCAGAACGGGAGTCCTGCCGGGCTGGCATCACCGTCGATGGTGACGGAATGGAGCCGCGCTTGCGGCGTGCGATAGGCAGCCAGGAGCGCGTCCGCGAGACAGGCAGCCCGACCAGGGCCGAGGAGGGGGAGGGAGAAGTCCTTGCTGAACAGTCCGAAATAGGTCTGGCTATTCGTGTCCTCGGCAGTTTGCACACCCTCCTCAGGCACGCCGGTCGCATTCACGGTCACACGGTTCACGAGCGATTGCGTGTTCATGTCATAGTCGAATGAATCCGGTGCATAGGGCACCACCTGCGGCACGGGCGCGGTGTTCAACCCCGGCTGGTCGAGGACGTAGCTGGCATTGAACGCGCCGGGACTTTGCCAGCGGTCATAGCGATTCTGGTAGGTGATGGCACCGTCCCGTGCGTGGAAGACCGCGCCGCGCGTGGCTTCGGTGAGATCACTGAGTGCTTGGGTCGCGGCCACGTTCACGTAGTCAATCGCCTGGACGGTCTCATAGGAGTTGATGAGGTTGTACGAGAGCGGGAAGCCGAAGCTGCCGACGGCCGCCACGATTGCCGCGAAGGTGTTGAAGTCTGCCTGGGCGATCTGCGCGAGGGTGATGTTCGTGCGGGCTGCTCTCCCAAGCCAGTCAATGCAGCTCAGCTGCACATTGCCGTCGGCGGGGCCGTTATCGACGGGCTTGATGCTGTCAATGAAGCCATAGAACAGTGACGCCCAGGGCGCGTTGGCAGCATACTTCGCGCTGATTCTCACTTTCCGCATCGGCAGGACGTTCGGGTAGTTGAGGCTACTGCCGTAATCGGGGGAGAACTGCCCGTTGGCATTGTTCATGAGGATGGTCGCGGTGCCGGTCTCCATGACGCCGCTCTCATCGTTGCGGCCGCGTTTGATGCTGGCGCTGATGAAGCCGCTGACCGCCGCCATCGGCAAGTCATTCGGCACGCCCTGGAGGATGGTGCTATGTCCCAGGTGGGACGTGCCGAGTACCCAGCCCGCGCCGGCATTGGTGATATTCATCTCCACCCGGTAGAGGGGATAGAGCGGCAAGGCCATGCCAGTACTCCTCGCCTATTTCAAGCCGAGCGGTCCTGTTCGACGCTGCTTTGCCAGGAAGCCTTTGTGCAGCGTATCCACCAGTTGTCCCTCAGTGATGACGCTGCCCGCGACCTCGACGGTGATGTGGTAGGTGTCTCCGCCAGCGATGCGGCTCCCGGCTCTGTCGAGCGGAATGACGGCCTCCTGCGGATGGAGATGATAGACCCCCTCGGTTACGGTGATGCCGCCCGTGCGAAGCTGCTGAATCGGTGCCCAGCCTGCCGTGTTCGCGGAGAACTGCGCCGCCTGACTGATGACGCCGATTCCCCACGGGCCAGTGCTGATTGCCTGTCCGGGGAGTGGCCCGTTGAGGTCAATGTGCCCGAAGGGAAGGCCGGACCAGTATTGCGCCGTGCCGGGTGGCCCAAAGCCGGGATGGAGGAGCCCACGGGCTTGCAGGGAGAGGGCTTCCTCGCGGGCACTGTGCGCGCCGGAGCGTCCCAGCCCCAGGACGCCACGCAGATTGTCCATGAATCGCAGACACCAGCCGTCCCAGGTCGCTCCGTCCCCACTGAGCATGCCCAGTGCCGCGCGGACCGCTTCATTGCTACCGCCGAAGCCGTCCATCAGTTTCTTGACGAGGTCGCTGATCGAGTCCTTTGCGAGATCAACGACCTTGCTTGCCAGCCCCTTGCCGAAGCCCGCGAACCCGGCAGGCAAGTCGAGACCGACGCCGAACTTCTTCAACGCGGCCTCGAAGAGCGCGCCGCCGCCGTCCTTCACGGCACCGGAGAGGACGTCATAGACCCCGCCGAGGCCGGTCACGTCCGCGACGGTCTTCACGAAGCTGCCAACATTCGGGAAGTCGCCGTGACCGAGCAGGCGTCCCTCCTCGTCAATCGCGTTCCCCTGCTTGCCGCGATTCCGGAACCAGTCAGCCATCCCCGGCATGGCTCCACCCTGGCCAACGCCACCCGCTGCATTGCCGCCGCCGCCGAGACTCGGTGTGCTCGTGTCGGCGTTTATGCTCGGGATGCTGATCGCGAAGACGTCCTTCCCGGCAATCGCCTGGGTGACGGTGTTGATCGCGGTCTTCAACGTCGTGAGGAAGGCGGTAATCCGGGTGCCGATAACGTCAAACGGCTTCATGAAGGGCGCGACAAAGGCCGCCGCTGCCTGCGGCAAGGTGTGGGTGGCAAAGTCCGTGATCCATCCCTGGATCCCCTTGCCGATCAAGAGGAGTTGCATCTCCAGCCCGTTCGGATTGGAAGGATCGAGGATGTCCTTTGCCCAGCCCATGAATGCCGGCACCCAGGTCGCAATGGCCTTGGCAATCTCCGGCACGGCGTCCGTCACGACCCAGACGCTGATCTTTGCCAGGAGGTCCTGCAGGCCGATGAGGAGCTTCGGCCAGACGGTGATCGCCCAGGCAGCAAACTCCCCGGCCCAGCCGGCCATTTTGACGGTCAGGGTCGGGATTTGCTCCGCGACCCACTTGACCATGTCCGCGAAGAGGAGTGCAAGCTCCTTCAGGAGTCCGGGGATTTTCGGCGCGACCCAGGCGACAAACTCGCCGCCCCAGGCGACCAGCTTGCCGGGGAGTTCCTTGGCACGCTCCCCGATCCAGCCAAAGAGCTTGAGGGACAGCTCCCCCAGCTCCTTCAAGAGTGGCGGAATATACGGCGCGACCCAGGCAACAAGCTCCTCACCCCACTTCAGGAGGAGGAGGCCGATCTTGCCGACCGTTGTCAGGAGGAAGGCTTCCAACTGGATGTAGAGCTTGCCGATCTCCTCCAGTAATCCGGGGATCTTCGGCGCGATCCAGTGGACGAACTCGTCGCCCCATTTCAGGAGTTTGTCACGAACCTCCGGCGCCTTACTGAGAAGCCACTCATAGAGCTTCGCGGCCAGTCCGCCCAGTGCCTCGACCATCGGGCCGATGTGCGGCTTGATGAAGTCAACGAACTGCTCCCCCCACTTGATCAGCTGCGCGCCCACTCTCGGGGCCTGCTCACCGAGCCAGTCAATCAGCCGTTTGACGGCGTCCAGGATGGGGCTGAAGATGTCCTCAGCGACCTGCTTGATCGCTTCCTTCCGTCCAAAGAGCGTGTCCACGATTTTGAACTTCGTGATCTCGGCGCGGATCCAGGTCTGCGCGGACTTGATCGCCTCGCCGAAGAGTGGCCCGAGCCGCTTCTGCAACTCGCCACCGATCTGCGATCCAAGCAATCCGCCGATCAAGGCTCCGGCAGGGCCGAGGACCGCGCCGCCGATTGAGCCGCCGATGGCCCCGCCGATCAACTGCCCGAAGTGCTGCTTGATGAAGTTTATGGCACCCTGGACGATGCTCTCACCGACCTTCATGCCGAGTGCAATGAACTTGTCACTCGCCGTTTCTTCCTTGACGCCCGCGTCAAGTCTGCCGAGGCCGGTGCCGATTCCCCCCTCAGCCCCGCCCGGAGCTCCGGCTGACCGTGAGCCTGCCTCACCGCGGACCGCGCCGCCGCTCCCCACGGGCTGCGTTCGTAGGCCGGGACCGTAGTTCGTTGGCAAGCCCCCGGTCTTCCCGGCTGCAGAGCCACCGGCCGCCTTCTTTTGCTCCGCTTCCAGCTGCTGCTGGGCTTTTAGCGCGTCCTGAAGCGGTTGCAGGGCGTCCTTGATCTCCTGCCCGATCTGATGCCAGTGGGCCTGCTGCCGCTCCAGGACGGAGCGCTGCCGGTCCAGAATGTCGTACTGCTGCTGGAGCGGATCGATCTTCTCCTGCTCCTCCTTCTTCAGCTTCGCGATCTTCTCCTCCAGTGGCAGGGCCTGGAGGTCTCGGGCAAGAGCGAGTCCCTTTTCACGGAGACCGATCGTATCCTGCTCCTGCTTATTTTCGTCGATTTTGGACTGAAAGACGGCCTTACGCTGATCGATCTCATTTTTCACCTGATCGATGCGTGCCTGGAGCGCGCGGCTGGCGTCCGTGTCGCCGTCCTTCTCGGTGCGCTGGCGCTCGCGTAGACCGGCAATCTCATCATTGATCTGTGACCGGCGTCCCTCGCCCTCCTTCCCTGTGGGCACACCGCGCAACTGGCCCTGGAGCGTGGCAATCCGGTTCTCCACGGTCCGGTCAATGGGAGCCGTTCGCGTGCCGCGCTGCTGGGCAGTGAGCGCGCTGAGAGATGACTGGAGTCCCTTCAACGTCGGGTCGCCCGCCATCTGCTGCGCGAGTTGATTATTGGCGATTTCCAGCTCCAGGTCGCGCCGTTTCGCCGTCCAGTCCACCACGTCCTTCAACGTGTCAACCTGTCGTTGGAGCGGGTCGATCTGCTGGTCATAGGCATACTTGATGTCGTCGATTTGATCCTTCAGGATTGACTGGGCATCCTGAATATCGGTGATATGCTCGGCGATGGAGCGCGTCACGTCGTCCACGCCCTCAGCGGCAACCTTCAACTCATCCATGCTCAGCGTGCCGCTGCGAATCGCCTCGGTCATCGCCTTGAAATCGACGCTCAGACCCGCGCCCGCCGTGCTGCTCGTCAGTGCGCCGCTGAGCGTGGCAAAGACACCACCGGCAACATCAGAGACCCCGCCACCCTCCACGGCCTGCTTCATCCCATCGAGGAATGCCTGCATCGTCTTCGCGCCACCCTCAAGGATGCCGGAGAGCGGTCCCTTGGGGGGCGGTGACTTGCCGATAAAGTAGTCACTGATATAGCCGGTAATGTCATCGAGCGCGCCGGAGAGGACACCGGTCGCGGCGTCATACATCCCCTTCACGAAGGTGATGATGAAGTTGGCGCCGCCGTCATGCCCGTCAAGGTTGAAGACGCTGAGGATTTTCTCCTTCATATCGTCCAGGAGGCCGGAGATGCCGCCGTCCTGGAAGAGCTTGAAGAAGCCCCGGACGGCGTCTGCCGCCCGCTGGGCCGCGCTGGACACGGTTGCGACCCAGCGTTCAAATCGCTCCGTTTGCAGGAAGTCCGCGAACTTGATTGCCCCCTCAGAGATGAGGTCAAAGAAGGGCTTGAAGGCACGCGCACCGGCGCTCTGGAGCGTGTCCTGGATGGTGGACATGGCACCGTTGAACGTGCGACTCTGCGCGCCCATCACATCACCGAAGCGACCGGTGTAGGTCTCAAAGGCGGCAATGAAGTCCTGGCTCGACAGGATGCCCTTCTTTGCGTCCGCGGCGATCTGCTCTGTCGTCCGTCCACTCTGCTGGGCCATGATCGCGAAGACGTCATTCACCTTGACGCCCGCTTCCGTCAGCTGCAGAAGCTCGTCGCCCGATACCTTCCCCTTCGCCTGCATCTGGCCGAGCGCGATGGTGAGGCGATTGATCTGTTCCGTGCTGCCGCCCATGAGCGCGGCCTGATTGCCGACTGCCGTCAGGAGGGGAAGTACCTGCTCGGCGGAGAAACCAAAGGCTAGCATCCGCTGGGATGCCGTGGTCAGCTCACCGAACTTGAAGGGGGTCTTGTTGGCAAAGTCCGAGAGTTGACGCAGGAAGACGTCAGCCTGCTTGGCACTGCCGAGCATGTTCGTGAACGCGGTGCGATTCTGCTCCAGCTGGGCGTTGAAGTCAATGAAGCTGCCCTTGACCGCGCCCATGACATTGCCGAGCGCGTTCATTGCCGCGTGCAGGGCAGTGATCGCGAGTGTCAGGCTGACGACGGTGCCCAGGTGCTGCTTGAGTCCCGCGAGTGCGCCGCCGAGCGTCCCCAGTCCCTTGCTTGCCTCGTTCCCGGCACCCTTCAAGGTGTCCAGGGAGCGCGTCGCATTCTGCAGGACAGCGCTGGCCTCGTCCTTTGCCCGGACGGTGATTTCTGCGGCACTTCCGGGCATGGGCCCCTCCCATCAATCATTTCGTCTTGGGCTTGTAGTGCTGCGCTTCCAGCCCCCACATGGCGACGGTGCGCCAGAAGCTGTCGAGATTGATGGGGTCCTCCAGTGCGCGCTCGACGACATACGGGGCAAGCCCGTATCGCTCACAGTAGGCGTCAATGATGGCGATGCGCGGCGCCACGCCGTTCTTGTCAGCCCAGTACCACTCTAGGAGCGCCGCGCGTTCGTAGGGGTCAGCTTGCCGCGCTGGGCAGCGATCGCCGTGAGGATGACGGTCTGCAGCTCCCCTTCCGTGAAGTCCCAGAACTCCTGGCTGTCCGGTGGGAGCAGCACGCCGTCCATGTCGGGGATGTCATGCTCCATGACGATCTCCCCTTTGTACCGATTCAGCTCACCCATTGCCGCGTCATAGGCGACTTGCCGCTTCTCCTTCTCGGCAGTGCGCCGCTCCCGCTCTCGGAGGCGGCGATTGACTTCATTGACGCGGGCCTGCCGCTCGGCAGCTGAGATGCCGTACTCCTCCGGGTCGAGGGAGTAATCGTCAATCGCCAGTGCCGGGTCATCCGGGTCAATCCGTGGATCGTCCGGGGAGCGAATATTCCCGATCCGCTTCTGGAGGTCATTGAGCAGCTTGTCGGGCGCGTTCACCCAGGCATGGATGTGCCAGCCGTCGTACGGTGCCGGGAGCGTGATCCACATGCACCGCTTGGGGAAGTTGCGTATCGGCGGCGGCTCCCCGCCAAAGGACTTGACGGTCTCGGTGCCCTCCGGTGGCGCATTCGGGTCGCGCTTTCGCGTGGTCCGTGCTGCGTCCTCCGGGGGGCGCTGGATCGGGGTCACATTGCGGGGCGGCTGTCCGGGCACAGGGTCGGGATCGGTCGCCGGGTCCCATGCGCCGATCCCTCGTTCCTCCGTCATGCACTGTTCTCCTGTTCCTGCTACGTCCAGGCCGTGGTGCGTCCGTTGATCACGGTGAAGCGCACCGGCCACCCGTTTGTGGGATCCCGGACGTAGCCGTAGTTGAATCGATAGACCTTCGTGTTCGCATCCTCAGGAGTCAGGTCAACGACCTCCCAGACGCCGGGAATGTCGACATTGACCGTGAGCTTGGCTGCTGCCGAGCCGACGATGATATTGTTGCCGAACTGGAGTCTGACGAGCCGCTTCGTCGCCGCGTCCCAGTTCTGATACTCGGCGTAGCCTGCGGCGTTCGCCTCGAACGTGAACTGCCCCGTGATTTCAATCGCCCCGATCGTCACCTGTCCCGTCGAGACGGTGTCATCACCGTAGTACTTCCGGCCCAGGTTATTGTTGATCGTCAGGTCAGCGGCAATGAGGGTGTTCGAGAGGAGCGTCGTGCCTGCCGTGGCTCCGAAGGCGTCAATGTAGATCGCGGTTTCCCAGCCCGCGATAGTGTCCGGGACGCGCTCAGTCAGGGCGGGCGTCATGCCGCCGCCCATCACGATCGCGTCCTTGCCGAACAGGTCGGCCTGGACGGTGATGTCAGAATCGACGCCCGCGCCGCGCTGGATGCGCAGCTGGTTGACGTAGACGCCTGCCGATTGCCATGCCCGATAGCCGTCGTACCACTCCAGGGTGCCGCTATCCAGGGTAGTTCCCGGCGTGAAGACCCAGGTGGAGGCACCGAGGGTCGTGGTCGGTGTGACGGCACCCTTGATGCACATCAGGAGGAGTTCAAGGATCTCATTGGCCCCGAGCATCATCGAGACGCTGCCCGCCGCCGTCACGGCACGGGTCTTCGCGTCCACGATCTGGTCTCGCGTCCCCGTGCTGGCCGGGACACGATTCACCGTCCGGGCACGGGTGAGGTTGCTGTCCGGCATGAAGTATTCACGCCGCGTGGCCGCCACAGGAGTGCCGTAGACGGTCTCCTTGCCGGCCTGAAAAAACTTCCGCCAGCTCTCGCCGCTCATCGGTATGCTCCTTCGCTATGCACGAAAAAGGCCGCTGCCCGATGGCGCGGCTCAGAGGGGTACGACGGTTTCGGGGGTAGTGCTAGGGTCTCTCGACTGCCTTCTTCGGCTCATCCTTCGCGGGCGCCTCTTTCGGCGCTTCCACCTTCTGATAGATCGGTGAAGCGCGCACCGTGGCCCGCTGCTCCTTGTCGAGCGCCTCCCAATCCGACTCTGTGAGATTCTTCGCCGGAATCGAAGAGTGGTGGGCCAGCATCGGATCGCCGCCGATGTACCGATACACAACGTCAGACACTGCGTTTCTCCTTTCCAGAGGCGATATCCTCGTGTATAATATGCGCGAGGACGTTTACGAAGGGGGCGGGATGTGACACTGATTGAGACGATATGCAAAGGCTGCGGACAGCCCTTCTTGCACCACAGAGACAACAGCCATGTGCGTAAGTTCTGTAGCAGCAGGTGTTACGGCCACTGGCTACGCGAGAACCTTGTGATAAGTGCCGAGACACGTGCGAAGATCAGCGCGACTACCACTGGTAAGCCGAGGCCGAATCAACAGCGGAAACTCACCACGAACTGTGAGCAATGCGGCAAACCATTCACCTTTCCGCCGTCACAGAAACGCCGCTTCTGCTCAAAGACATGTTCCGGGAAGTGGCACTCACTCCACGCAGCCGAGGTAAACAATCACTTTCGCGGGAAGAAAGCTCATAACGCAAAAGAGTACGTTGCGCTCATCTGTCCCACCTGTGGCACTACGTATCACGCCAAGCCATCGCACGCACATCGCCGGCGTTATTGTTCATATGGCTGCATGGCCGAGGCATATACGGAAATGACGGGCGAACGAAGTCCGTCATGGCGTGGCGGGACGATCAAATACTACGGCCCTTCGTGGCGTAAGGTATCGCGGATGCTCCGCAACAAGTACCCCGGTTGCCAACAGTGCGGCAAGACTCGTGAGGAGAACGGACGCGAACTTGACGTACATCACCTTGTCCCGTTCCGCACATTCGGCGTCGCTCGACATCTTGAAGCCAACGATCCCGCCAATCTCCTCGTACTCTGCCACACCTGCCACATGGAAATGGAAGTGGAAATGCGCCAAGCAGGTGGTTAGTGGGCCTGCTCGGGGTCTTTGCCGGTGTACTTGTAGGCGATGTCTGCCATGGTATGCCTCCTACTTGAGTCCGAGCGCGCCGTTCCGCCGCCGCTTTTTCAGCAACGCCTGATGGATGGCGTCGACCAACGCATCCGGAGATGACAGAGCGCCGTGAATGTGGATATGGATCTCCTGTGGCTGTTCACGTGGAGCGAGGATGCCGAGCGGCACAACGAAGCCATCCATCTCACCGAGCCTGAACGGTTGCCTGACGACGCCACCTGTCGCCACCTTCGCCATGCGGAAGCTCCTTTGTCAACGTTGGGACTAGTACGCGAGGGTGGTGGTGTAATCCTCGACCACCCGCAGTTCCCACACGCGCTGCCTGCGTACGACGCTCCCCATCTGGATATAGGCAGGCGCACTCTGCGATGCCATCGTCGCGCTATGGACGGTGCCTTGTCCGAGGGATTGGTCGCCGTGGAATGCCCCCTCAATGGCATCGCACAGGCTGAGAAACAATGCCTCCGAGGGGTCGTCAGGAGTGCGCACCCACAGACGCACCTGGAGATAATGCGTGCGGCGCATCAAGGTACCCGCGCGTAGCTCGTCCTCAGGGTAGAGATGAAGCACGTAGGCATCCACATCCTGCGTGGCGACCAACGTGAACGGTGCCGCCTTGCCAAACACCACATCGGGTGTGACGATCCCCGCACACTGGATCGTGAGGCGATTCTTTGTCGCATCCACGATAGTGTTTAGCGGCAATGCGACCATCAAATTACCTCGCCGTGGATTGACGACCTCAGATAGCCAGTAACCACATGGACAAGTGCCTGGGCGCGGGTCTCAAGGAGTTGTGCGCCGGTTTGGAGATTGCGCCGCAGCGCGGTCGTGTCGCCTGTCTCAATAACCTCAACGATGCCCTCGGCAACGAGTGCCGCGATTTGGTCAGCGGTCTGCGCTGCGGCGGGTTCAAGATACGGCCGCGCGGACATGCGAGACGTACCCTTCTCGACAAACTCCGCATAGGGTGCGTCCGCATGGAGGCGGATGCCCGCCGATGAGATTGCCTGCCCAGCCGCGTTGAGGTGTTGGATAAGATCATCCAACCCGACTAAGGTGATGGAGACGGACATCTACTGCCCCTCGGTGGCGAGGACGCGGTTCGAGGGGCAGTAGCTACCCGCGAGATCGCCCATGACGGTAAAGATGCGCCCACGCAAGCCGACGCTCGTAGTATCTGCCTTCATACGCACCTGCCAGCCGGGTGCCACGTCCGTCCCAACGGGAAGCGAGATCGTCCACTGGCCAATCACCTCCGGACGATCCGGCGCGGTGAATGACAAGGGAGCGCCGGGCGATGCGGTGACACGGCACATGACGCTGGATTGCATGACGGCGCGGGGGGTGGCGGCGTTATAGAGATCGCAGGTGTCGGGCATCCCCGACTCGGCATGTGCCCGCATCACGCCCAGGCGCGCAGTGAAGGTCGGATTCGCCATCGTCGTTCACCCCTTTGACTGCGACTACCGCGGCCACCGCCCTCCATAGGGATTGCCGAGCATCGTCCACAACGGCTTGTCATGCTTGCGGCAGTTGCAGGAGAGGCAGGCTGGTACAACGTTACTCATCGTGTGGTGACCGCCTCTCGCGATAGGAATCAGGTGATCTTGCGTCAACGTCACACCCTCCGCTCCGCAATAGGCGCATACGTGGTTGAAGTATTCCTTCACCTCCTGCCATTGCTTCGGGGTGAAGTCGTTCACCGGCACGCCCCGCAACTTTGCCCGCCGTCGCTGAGTATAGGGAATGTCATAACCGGGGTGCGCTTGACGGTGCCTGCGCTGCGTTGCCTTTAGCCGTTCGGGATGCTCCGTACGATACTTGGCAAGGGAAGCGCAGCGCGGTTCAGGATTCTCTGCGTACCGCCTGCGAGCCGCTGCGTTAATCTCATCGCGTCGCTTTGCGTAACGAGCATTCCGGTGCGCTTGCACGCGATCAGGATTCTCGTCTTGCCAACGCTTGACGCGCGCCACGATCTTTGCCGAGTTTTCCTTCCGCCACGCCTTAGATTCTTCGGTATGTGCCCAATAGTAAGTCCGACCTTCTGCCTGAATCCGTTCTAGATTCGCGGCCCGGTATTGCGCGCGCTGCTCTCGATGCCCTTCGTTGTACTTGCGGCGTCGCTCCTGCTCACGCTCAAGGTTTGCGTAATAGTGGGCTTTGCGCAGGAGGTTCTTGCAGTCCTTGCACCACGATTCGTAACCAGAGGATGTGACAGAGAATCGTGCGATGGGACGCATCTCTTTGCACTTCGTGCAGCAGCGCATTTCAGGCGGCGGCATGAGGGATGGCTGAGTGTATACTTCGTCCATCGGACACCTCCAACGTGTTCGATGCGCCCCGGCGGTGTTCGAAGCACCAAAGGGGCATTTGCGTGATTCCAATGGGCTAAGTATAGCATCTACTGGCGAAACCGTCCATATGGGTTTCCTAGGAATTTACTCGCGTTTCGATCTGCCCCCCACGCATTCGGCGGTGGTTCGGGCGCGGTTGTCGTCAGGACGCCCGAGGCGACGCCCAATGAGCTGACAATCTTTTCCTGCCGCGCGATTTCCGCGTCAACCTGCGCATACATGTCGCTGAGGTTCTTCGCTCGCCCTGAGAGGCGTTCGCTGTGCTCGGCGTGAATGTCGTAATCCGCCTCATCGCGCCGCGTTCCCATGAGGATCGTAATCCCCGAACGCTTCGTGTACAGGTAGACGAGGTAGTTGGACCGTCCCGGCGTACTGTGCGCCTGCCAGAAGGCGGGGAGTTGCGTCGCCAGAACGCCATCGGGATCGCCTAACTCCGCGATGATCATCGCTTCCGTGAATGTGGCACTCATCAGGCGACCCCTTCGTGGTTAGTGGGCTGGTGGCGCGGCGGGCGGCTTGGCCGGTGGCTCCGGTGGCTCTACCGGTTCCTCCTCATCCTCATCGGGCGCATCGGCGGGGACGATGGCACCCACGTCAACGAGGCGCTGGATATCGAGGCCGTCAAGGTCTTTCTCAGTCAGGCGGTCGCCCTCGCTCCAGTCGTCGACCTTCGTGTGGGCAACGCGGTATTCTTGCGGCTTCTTTTCCGCCTTCGCCTTCGGGGCGTCATCCTTCGGTGCTGGCATAATGGGATACTCCTTCACTCGCTCAGTAGTCAGCGGTCAGCCACACGATCAAATGGTCATGATGACGATGGAGCCAGGATAGAAGATCACTGGCCCGCCGTTCATACCATCGTGGACCTCGATCGTCCTCGGCACCTTCTCTTCGCCGCGGTCGATCACCTTCTGATAGACACCGGGGCCAAGGTCGGGGTTGTTAGCGTTACGGGTGAGACGGAACGCGCCAATGCGCTGCCCACCCGTGCGCTTGCCGACGAGCACCACCTTGTTGTTCGGCACGTAGAGAACGAAGGTGCCTGTGTCGTCAAGGTAGCCCTCATCGTAGATCGTGATGGAGGGCAGGCCTTCCATGTTGAGGACGCGGTTCACGTCCGCGAGTCCCGCGATGGTGCCGAGGCCACTCGGACGCCGCCCGAAGAGGTCATTCGCGTTCGTGTTGCTCATCAGGCTATTGAACGTGGCGCGATTCATCACCGCTGTCGCGTCCGTCCCGAACGAGACGCCCTTCCCACGGGAGAGCAACTGCACGGAGCGGAAGTTCGCCAGGGGAACAGCGGTCGCGCTTGTCGCCCACGTGACACCCGCCGTGAAGGTCTGGGTGGTGTAGGAGTCCGCGACGCGCACCACGCCGTCCTCGCCGGCGACGGAGAAGGTGCCGGACGCGAGGAGTGCCCAGATGACCTGCTCCTGGCGATCGAGGCGGCGGCCCATCAGGCGCTCCTGCTCCGCCATGACGAGATCGGACACGTCGATCGGTGTGCCGAAGGTGCCGAGACGCCGGCGGCGGGTCAGGTCGTTCTCATCGAGGACCGAGAACTCACCGTAGACACCGGGCGACATCAGGTACTTCTTGCTGCCGACCTTCTTCACCCGGGGCGGCTCGCCATTGAGGCCACGGATTGCCTGGAGGCCCGTCCAGTTGTCCATCTGCTCCCATTCGAGCAGGTGGTTGTCGGACTCCTCGAAGGGCATGATCGTAAAGCCGAGCCGGTTCTCGACCATGCGCGGGGTCTTCTCTTGCGCGATCAGCGTCAACTCCGCCGATGACGGGAATGCGAACGACATTGCAATGCTCCTTTGTCATGCCGCCCGCAGAACCGGGCAACGAAACAGGGCGGCCGGCGCGGCCGCCCCTCAGATCAGTGTGTGCTGGCTATCTTCATCCAAATCTAACGGTTCCTGTCCCAACGGTGCCGTTCAGCAGCCGCCCCGCCATCAGCGTCAGGGCATTGGCATCGAGGCCGCTCAGGTCTTCGCATCGGAAGGTTCCCGAGATGAAGGCAGGAACGCTCTTGCGCGTCTCGCCGAAGTCTTGCCCGCCATAGGTGATGTTGCCCGATGCGTCGGTGGACGCCGCGTAGGCAAGGATCACCTTCGGAATCTGACTGCCATCGGTCGCGACGGCGGTGTACTGCTTGTAGGTGCCCGCTGGCCCCGCCGTACCGGTGATCGTGGAGGCGTCCGTGATTGTGCCACCTGTCACGCCCGCGCCGCCTACCGTGAGTACTGTGGGGCGCGGGCCATTGATGGTCGAGGTCAAGGTGAAGGCGGTCGGAGTAGTGAAGGTGCCGCCCGTGGCGATATAGCCGAGCGGGCCGGGAGTCGCGGCAAGCATCGCGGCCGTCAACTGGGCCGCCGTCGCGTTGTAGGCGATGGCAGCGGTCGTGTTCGTGCCATCACTGAGCGTGAACGAACCAGCAGAGAGGGCACCGGAGGCGGTGAGCGTGTGGGTGGCGGTCGTGCCCGCGAGTTCACCGAGGATCGTGCCCTTGATGTACGAGACCGATGCGGGCAGGTTGACGGTGATCTCGCGGGCGTCTTCGGGGTCAATGTACGGTTCCAGGCGGAGATTATTGAACGTTGCAACGGGTGCAGTCGGCATTGCCATGCTCCTTTCAGGGGCAACAGACGAAACGAATATTTCCTACTTGGTGGCGATGATCGTCTGACCGAGGGCCGTCTTCGCGAGGAGCTCCTTCCGCCGCTCCGCCGTCATCTCGCCGGGCTTGGCGGACTGGCTGCGATTGTTGAAGAGCGCCTGCGCGTCCGCATCGGTCAGCAGTTCCTCCGTGAGCACATGCGGCGGCCGCGCGGCGAAGCGTGCCTTGAGCGCATCCACACGGGTGCCGGTCTTCTCCTCCGTGCCGACCGCGAATGTGACCGTGCGCGGGTGGGCGGCGTCATCGTCGGCCGCGTCCGTGAAGGCGGCGATCAGGGACGCCTTCTCCGCGGGCAGGGCGCGCTTGGCGGCGATCTCAGCGTCCGCGAATACCGCAGCTCTCTCCGCAAGGCGCTCCTTCTCCATCGCGGCGATGCGTGCCATCAGCGCGACCTTCTCCGGATCCGGGACAGCGTCGACTTTCGGCGCCTCCGCCTTCGGAGGATCGGCGGCGAACTGCGCCGTATCGCCCTCGCCCTCGCCGGCCAGCCATGCCATGAACTTCTCCATCCGCGTCGGTGCCTTCGTGTCCGTCATGCCCGGCTCCTTGCTCATCTGAGCACTTGCGGGGCACGTCGCCCCTAAACTCACCGCGTGATCATGCACCGCCTGTACGGCGTCCTGATCGGCCTTGTTGTGTCGCTTGCCCGCGAACTCCGCATAGGCACCGAAGAGCGCGGCATCCGCGACCCGTGGATTGAGGACGAGGCCGTTCTTGGCAATCCGCTTCGTCGCACGGTCGAAGGCGAGCGACACTTTGAGCGCCGCGCCACCGATCGTGTCATTGAGCCACTTCGGAATCGCGACCGTGCCCATCAGGGACGTCCCATCCTCTGCCATCTCCACCGCGCGCAGCTCCCCGAGCTTGCCATCGAGGATGGAGGGGCGGTGTTCGATGTCATTGGGAACGGGGGTGAAGGCAGCGACCACCGCTTTCGCCTCATCTGCCGTGAGGGAGAACGCCTTATCGGGGTACTCGCCTATCTCAAACACCTTCCCGCGGCGAATAACGAACTCGCCGTCATCGGTGCCATCGCCAATGGAAAACGCGGCCATCTCCGCGACCTTCACATAGGTCGTCTTCGCAGTGACTTCCGTCGGTTGCCCCCACGTCACATCGCCACTCGCAATCGTGTAGGTCCGCTGATAGAGCGCGCTGTCATTGCCGCTATATGTCACCGTGGCATCATCAAAGTCGCGCAGCCAGAGATAGGCATCGCGGCCACCGAAGTCCTCTTGCAGTTCGGCTTCGAGGAACTGGCGAAGGTCGTTGTAGGTATAGCCCTCGGGCAGGCTGAATCGTGCGTGAGGCATGGCAATCTCCTATTGCGTCAGCAGCAGGCCGAGACTGACGAAGAAGAGCGCAAGCGTCAGGACGCGCGGATGCCACGCCGCGAACGGTTCTCCCGCCCAGCCGAGGAGGAAGGCGAGGGCGAGGATAATCGCCGCGATGGCGAAGCAAATGCCAGCTTTGGTCGTACTCACGGGTTCGTCTCCTTCTGCCCATCGGGTGCCCTCTGGGCGGGTGGCGGTTGCTGTGGTCCATCCTGCGCGCCGGGCTGCGTCATCACCGACGGTTGCGCCGCACGCTGCTGCAACTGGATCAAATCCCCCTCGGAGCGCGCGCCCATGCCGAGCATGCGATCCGCTTCGGGCAACTGCGACGGGCTGAGGGTGTAGCCGACGCTCGAGAATGCCTGGATCATCGCGTTGACATCCTGCGCCTCTACCGCGCCAAGGGAGGCCGTCGGCACCAAATGGTCGGCATTGGCGAAGTTGTAGCGAACCAGGGGGGTGAGGATGTCGCGACGGAGCATCCGGCAGACCCACTCTTTGTACTCGAGGATGATCTGTCCCAGGATGTCCTGATGCACAGCGGCCTGCGCCCGCGATGCGTGCTTCCCCTCATTGATTGCCAGCGTCTGGACGATGACGGCCTTCGCCATCTCGCTGTTGAAGAACTCGAACGCCGCGAGGTAGACATCGCCCCCGGTGCCCGCCTGCGGCTGAATAGCGGTCAGAGTCGCGCCGAAGGGGAGGACGATGTACGAGCCGTTCTGAAAGCCCGCGACCGCCGTGCCCAGGTATTCCTGCGCCGTCATCATCACCGTGCCCGTGCTCGTCGCCACGGGGACATCCTGCGCACTCTCTCCCACCGTCGCGACAACGGACGGGGTGGCGAACTGCGCGAGATACCGCTGGTAACTGAGGAGTGCTTGCACTTTGAGATTCCACGCGCCATAGGCGGGACGCAGGACCGAGCGGCCGCGCGGATCGCCGTCCTGCGGCTCGTGGGTGAGGACGGCGAACTTCTCGCGCGGCAGGATGTTCGGGATGTCCTTCGGGTCGCTGGAGACCGCCGAGGGGATGATGCCGATCGCCTGTCCGGGTCGCTGGCCGAGGAGGCCGATCACATTGTTGAACGGGTCGACGAGGAATGCCGTCGACCGTCGCGGCTTGACCTTCAGGGCGGTGAGGACGAGTTGATTCTCTCGCAACGCATAGATCTGTTCCGCGACCTTGCTGCCCATTGTCAACGCATCGAGGAGATTGCGCAGCACATCCTCGATCGGCGTCGTCAGGTTCGCCATCACCTCTGTGCAGAAGTCCTTGATCTCCTGGGCCTGTTTGAAATCCGCCTCCGCTTCGTCCGCGACGGGCGAGGCGAGCGAGACGCCCTCGCTGAGGATGGCGGACTTGAGGAGGCGCATGATCGCGGCAATCTGCCCGTCGCGCTGCATCCGCTCGTAGATGTCGTCCGAGAGTTCGGACGTGAGATCGTCGATCGCGTGCGGCAGCGTGCGCAGGACGTTGCCCGCGAGATAGCGTGCGTTGGCAACATACTCATCGGTGGCGACGGCGCGCAACTGGACAACGTTGCCTGCTTTGCCGGGCATCGTCGTGCCGCTACCGGTCTGCGGCGACACGCTCCCGACGCGCACGGTGGATGTGATGTCCTTCGGCTTCGCTGCGGGCATGGGCGATCATCCTGTTTGGAAACCCTTTGCCGATCCTTGACCCGATGCACGAGTGGAAGACCCTTTGCATGTGACAGTACCGGCTGTACACGGCAAAGGGTCTTCCAACCGTCTCTCAGCGGTACGCGGCATCGGGTCAAGGATGTAGCGTCTCCACGCTCACATGCAAAGGGTTTCCAACTACTGGCGAAAGGCGGCGGTGGGGCGGGCGTTGCCGGAGATAGCGACAGCAGATGGCGGCTGGCGGATCACAAGGAACGCCTGCACCACCGCATCCCCGGCGTCCGTCGAACGCTCCAACCGCTTCGCGATCTGCTCTTTGGATTCGATCTGTATCTTGCCGTTACTGGCAACTTTCCAGTGTGGCGCGGTCAAGTCTCCCGTCAACACATCATCCGGTGGCAGCGCCACCGTTGGGCCATAGGTAGGGTCAAGACGCTCTCGCATCCCCCACCAGACTTCGGCGCGCATATTGATGAATCCGAGCTCGCCCGTCCGGTCGGTCGCGTCGGAATGCTCGGAGGCGATGAAGGAATGAATCCGCTCGCGTTTGAACATCTCCCGAAGACGACTGACGACGCCCGCACCGATTCCGATGCCATCCACCACCGCGTAGGCTTTCGGGTGACGATTCAGGAGTCCCGCCACTCTCCCTGCGGTCTCCATCGTCTCCTCTTTGGCCGTGTAGCGCAGGGTGTCGATGGAATCGCCGTAGCGGGGCGCTTGTACGGTCCTATCAGTACCGCTATCTGAGACATCTACACCAACACAAGTGAGAACATCGCTACCAGGCTTGCCCGCATCTTCCCACTGACGCCAGCGGTCATTGGCGGCCTCGACCCACGCGAGGGGAATGACGCCATCCTCATCGGATGATGCGAACTCGCCTTCGACGCGGTTCTGGTAGACCGCCGAGTCCTCGCCCCATTGCCGCTTGCGCTGCTCGGCCCACTCCGACGAGATGCGCCCTGCACCTATCGCCTCTTCTTTTGTCACCCGCCGCACATGCCAGTCCTCATAACCGGGCTTGCGCGATTGGATGTCATAGAAGCGACCCTGCGGTTCGCCGGGCGTCGAGTTGGCGATCGCGAACGCCTCGCGCGGCGTATCCTCACCCGCGCCGGAGAACGCGCCCTCCGCCGCGTCGAAGGTCTCGGCGGGAATCGTCTTTGACTCGTCGAAGAGGTAGAGGAGCGCATCGGCGTGCGCCCCCTCGATCGTCGCCACATTGTTCGATGCGACCGCGAACGCCTCACCCGTCGCCAGGCGGAGCGAGAGCGTGTGCAACTCGGTGCGTCCGCTATACGGCGACCGACCGATCAGGTCCCACCGGAGCGAGCGCGCCCACTTGTGCACCTCCGGCCAGAGGAACTTGGTCAGTTGCCGCCAGGCGGAGGCGGTCGTCGGCAGCTTCCAGTCCTCGCCGTCCCGGGTGAGCGCGAACCAGTGGATCACCCACGCGTCGAAGGCGGTGTTGTGCTCGACAAACTCGGTCAGGAATGTCTCGACGCCGGGCACCGTGATCGCCACCGTGGGCTGATTCTCAATGACGCGAAGCGATGAGACACGCTCCCATGCGAGGTGTGTTGGCAGGTTCGCGCCGCGCCACTTTTGTTGCTCTTTGACTGACCGCGACCGACACTGCGCCGCGAGTGCGTCAACCTGCGTCTCTTTGCCGAAGATGCCGACATGCTCGGTAAAGCGCAGGATGTTGGGGGCATCGTGGATCGCGACGGTATGTGCCGCCCCGAACCGTCGCTCCCCGGCGTGCGTCCACGCGGTTTTCTTTGTCCGCGTCTCTGCATGGACACCGAGACGCAAGAGCGCACGCGACGTGTCCCGTGCGAGCATCGCGCTTGTCGTCGTGAGACCGATCTCATTTCGTGCTTTGCCGCTCGTGCCGACACCGGAATGCGCCCAACCATCGCAGGCGAATAGCCGCGAGATGAACATTGCCAACTGCCGGTTGTCCAACCGCCACACCCATGCAGGGAAACACTTGTCGTGTGCTCCGACGCCGCGCATCCCCCATGCGCTCACAAGATCGCGAACCGGATTCTTGTACTTCCCCGAACCACGAATACCCTTGGTGACGATTCGATAGTCGTACCGATCTATGTACCGCAGTTCAGCACCGAGCGCATCGCAACACGCGCGAATCTCGTCCAGACTTGCGCCTTCGACTTGCGTGATCCGTAAATTGCCGCCTGTCGTGTTGCCGTCACCGATCAGGTATGCCGCGAGTTTGATCGCCTCATCGCTCATCGCCAGTGGTTCACACGTCTCGGTACCGAGATAGACCGCAACCGCTGAACCGATGGTTAGTTCGCCCGCCGCGATCCATGACCCTTCGGGCCGCAGTCGCATGCTGTATTCCGGCTTGCTGTAACGCAACGGCGTCGTATCTGCCCAGAGCGGATGATTGAGCGTCCGCGTCAGCACTCGGCCCTTATCGGTCGTGATCTCCACCACGTCGCGCGCACCGTTATCCCACGCATGAGCGCGGGCGGTGACGACCCGCAAATCCTTGTCCACCGCCAGCACGTCGAACGACTTGCCGATCAGTTCATGGGCTTCAACTATGCTCCCGTCCGCGAGTCTCATGCCATCATTATAACATACGCACTTACCGATGCCGTGCGGGCCGCGAAACGAGATGCGCTGGTAGCGGATCAGATCGTCCAGTAGCTCGAGCTGGTAGTCGGTCGGTCCCTTCCCCTTCGGGAAATGGATGCAGTCGAGGACGAAATCGACGGCGCTATCCCGGTACTTCTCCTGGAACTCCCGGTACGGCTCCGTCTTCGCCGTCAGTGCCGCCAGCCGTGCCGCTTCCCGCTGTTCCTCTTCCGTCCGCCGGCGCATCCACTCCAGTTGATCCGCCTCTGGCCATAGGTGCCGAAGCCGCAAGGAAGGCGGCAAGGTCGAGCCTGACCCCCTGCGTCTCCGATTGGAGGTACTTGAGCCAGTCGAGGATGTCTTTGTCGCTCTGGACATCCTCGTCGTCCTTCACCCGCTGGGCAATGATGCGCTTGACGAGGCGGACCCGCGCGGCTCGACTACCAAGGCCGACCATAAAGGTGAGCTTGTCCACCTCAGCGGAGAAATCCGGGTGCTGCATCCACCGCGAAACGGTCTTCTCGTTAATGTCCAACGCCTCGGCGACCGCGCGCTGCGTCTGCCCATCCGCGAGGGCAATGGCGGCAAGGGTTCGCGTCTCCGTCCACTTGAACGGTTGGTGCTCCTGCGGTGCCTCATTTTCGGACATCGTTTGGACATTCCTCAGCCGCTACGTGGGCAGATATTTTGCCCGAATGAGCTCCGCCAGCGTCACTTCCAGCCGTTGTCGAGCGCCGCGGCGGATCGGTTGCCTGCGCGCCTCGTAGGACGCACGTGGGGTATGCGCCCGGCGCCGCTTCGGTGTCCCCTCGGCACGCGCGATCGCGGCGGTGGCCGTGGGATCCATACGCGGGACCGTCAGCGGAGGGGCGTAAATGGCTGCCATCGATCGCTCCGTTGTGAGGACGACAGACAACAAAAAAGCACCTGATTGGTGCGCTGGTCACAGTTTCGGTTGATGATAGGATAAGTTTCTTCGCCGCACATGTCAAGATTGCGCGTTTGACAAGGTATGGCGGGCGATTCTTGTCAAGGGCTTTCCGAAAACACCACTTCCTACAACTCCCAATCCTCCAGGTCGGCCACCTGCTCTCGCATCTCATTGTACGTCTTGCGCCCTTGCTGCCCGTACCGCTCCACCGTCTCGTCCGAGAGGTGATAGTATGCCGCTACTTCCTCCACAGTGGGGTATCGCTTCTTTGGCTCCTGCGTCGCGGGGTGCGGGCGGAAGATGCCGCGCTCGTCCTCGACCCAGCCGAGCTCGAGGGCGACGAAGACACGCCAAGTCTGCCTGGGTAGAGCACGCTTCGTGGCCGCGAGCAGATGGACCTCACGTCGGTCGTCCACGCGGTCCATCAGGTTGCGATGCACGTCCGAGATCGTCACCTTGCGATGATCCTCCTGCTCGTACTCGTGCTGCTCGACGCGCTCATTCGTGATCGCCATCAGCCGTCGCACCATGTTGGCATCCACGCCCCTCCCGTTACCCGCCATCGCCCCCACCATCCTCTTCTCCCGGCTTTGGCGGCAGCGCCGCGCCCCACCGCCGTTGCTCTGGAACGGGCACCGAGCCCGCGTGCTGGAGAATGCTCTCTCGGTCAGGTTGCGGCATCACTGCAATCCTTCCTGTCGCTCCAACTCCTCCCGAAATGCGTCCGCCCGGATGCGGCGCGCCGTCTCGATCGCCATGCTGCCCTGAGGGCTCCCGGGGTCGGGCAGCGCCGCGGGTGCGGACGCGGACTCACGGCACATCGCCGTCACCGCGAGCGCCACGACGATGAGCGTCAGGGCGACGCCGAGCCGCGTGTCGAGCCGCCACGTCCGATAGAGCGCGTATCCACTCGCACCGAGGGCGACGAGCGATGCCAGGCCATGAATCCGCTTACGCATGACCGATCTCCTCCCAAAGGGGCAGCGTGGGCGCATTCACCGCATCGCCGTGATCGTCCGGGAAGTTCAGGATCGCAAACTCCCCATGGATGCGTCGCGCCGCCGCGTCGTAGGCGCGAGCAGCCTCCTCGCGCGTGGTGAACGTGCCAAGCCGCACGATGCGATTGTTTACCGAGATGCTCGCCCGCCACTTCCCGCCCCTCGGAACTGACCCCACGCCGCGGAAGCCGCTCTTTGACGGCTTCTTCCGAGCATTGGCTGCGTTTTGCGTCCGATCTGCCAGACGGATGTTGCACCTGCGGTTGTCGAGCCCGTCGTGGTTCTCGTGATCCACCAGCACGCCCGGAGGCGCGCCGAGGAGAAAACGGTGCATCCGCATCGTCTGCGGCTTCGGCGATCCGGGAACGTGGAACCACGTCGCCGCATAAAACCCGCCGCATGCACTGTTGGCGGGATAGGGGCTCCACCGATATTTCGACACGCGCTCGTAGTCCTCTTCGTCAATGAGCGCAAAGAGCCCGGGATACTTGCGGCTGTGCAGGGGAATGCGGACAATGCCCATCTCAGGCCTCCTCGGAAGGTCTGGGCGCGTCCCGGACGGTTGCAGCCGTGTTACCGGGACATCGCAGCGATTTGACTGTCCCCATTGTCGCATTTTCCGCTCCGCTTTACAAGCAGTTTGGCGCATCGCAATCGCCTAAATCCAACATCGGAGAGTTGATGCGGGCCATCCATCTGCGGATTTCCGGTACGTAGCGGGACGGCCGATATTTGATCGTCGTGCCGTCCGCGCTCTCGCAGCCGAGGCCGGCGGCATAGGCGAGGCGCTGCCATGAGTTCACCCGGCCCATGTGCAGCCACTTCCCGTGCGCCAACGCATCCGCTGCCGCCTGCCGGCCCTCGTCGCCCAGCTTGAATGCGTCGTCGCCGCCCATGAGGACCGCATCGAATGCATCCCACTCGATCGGATCGGGCTGCCAGCCGTTCTGCGCCGCGAGGGCGACCCGATAGCCCAGCGCGCGGATGCGCGGCAGCATCGATTCTGAGCGCAGCCAGGTGAAGAAGGCGCTCCCGACGACGTCCGGGGCGACGGCGAAGAGGCAGCCCGCCCGGTCGCGCCCATCGAGCCAGGTGAGGAACGCGTCATCACCGACGTAGCGGTCACCGAAACAGCCGTTGTCGGCCGCCCACGGCATCCCCGCGGGGACGGCCTTGGATGACGCCGGCGAGAGCATCATGCCGATGCCGGGCACGTCATGGAGGCGGCGGTGCGCGGTGCCGGTGAGATACAACATCAGCGCCATGACCTCCCATGCACGATGTCGCCTATCGTCGAGGGCCAGACGCTAAACTCAGCCGCCAAGTCCTTTTCCATTTCGCCTGCCTCGCGCCGGCGTCGAATCTCCTCCACTTGCGCGCGGGTCAACTTCGCCCCTTGATTGCGCTCCCCGATAGCGCCATTCGCGCGGCCCTTCTCTTGGCAGTCGAGCCGATTGTCTGCATTCGTCCCCGTGAAGAAGTGCGCGGGGTTGACGCATTTCCGGTAGTCGCAGCGGTGGCAAACGTTCAGGCCATCCGGCACGGGGCCGTTGGCAATGTGGTAGGAAACGCGGTGTGCTAACCGGGTCGCGCGCGTGCCATCCGTCTGCGAGCCGACGATGAACATGCCGTATCCATTGGGGTTGATATACCCCGTCCACTCCCAGCAGTGACCGAGTTCGGGGCAATGCGCGGGGATCGGGCCGTCTTTGTTGACCTTCGCGAAGAAGCGCGCGAGTAGTGACGGCGTGACGGCAAAATGGGTAGACTTGGAATGCATCTCAGACCTCCCGTGTCTGGGTGCCACGTCGGGGGGTGCTGGTAACACCGCCCCGGCATTCGTATTTCGCTCAGCCCATTGTAGCATTTTCCGCCCCTTCTCACAAACGATTTAGGCCATTGTGACGCTCTAAAGTCACACCGTACCCGCGCCCGCCTTGCCCTTTACGCCAGCGCCTCGACGACGAGCACGACGCCCGCCTTCTCGTGATGCGTCACCGTCATATCGACGAAGTTCGGCTCGCACACCGCCCACATCGCCGCCCTGAGCGCGACCGCCAGCCCTTCCGCCGTGATCGGCTCCGCCGTCAACTCCTTCACTTTGGCGGCGAACCATTCGATCGTCACGCAGGTCACGTCCGGCTCGTACGTCGCCTCGATGTCGAAGGCGCACGTGTCCTCGACGAGCGCGCACCGGCCCGGCACGGCCTGCATTTTGAGCGTCGCCTGACTGATACCCGGATTCTTAAATGTCTCGATGATTTCTGTCATCGTTCCCCCTTCGGTTAACCCGATGCCGTGTACCGCACTCCACGGTCACATGCATCGGGTCAACCGATTCATCGCGGCGGGTAGCCAAATGCTGCCTGCACCGGTTTCGGCTGCTCGCTCGGCGTGCCGCGGACGCGCAAGGCGCGCTCGACGTAGGTGAGCGCCCGTCCGTCGGCGATCATGTCTGTCGTCACGCGGATGACGAGCCATCCGAGAATGGCCGCCGTTGAGTGCTTTTCGCAGTCGTTCTCGACGCCCGCCCCGCGCACATGCGCCCCCTGGATCCACGTGCCGCCGTCGATGTCGATCGCGACCTTCACGCTCGGATATGCGAGGTCGTACCGCCACTGCCGCGCCGGCGCCGCGAACCGGTGTTGCCGCACTGGCTCGGACAGCCCAGCCTGGTGTATCTGGCCGAAGAGTGAGTCTTCGAGACACGTGCAGACCCTGTGCCCACATGTCCGGCAGGGTGCCTTCGGATTGCGCGGCAACCGGTCGTGCTGCGGGGCATTCGGGATGTCGGCGAGCGAGATGCTGGGCATCAGGATTCGCCCTCCGAGAAGTTGAGTCGCGCGAACCGACCGAAATACTTGAGCGCCGCCGCGTCATATGCGCGGGCTGCTTCCTCGGCGGTGCTGAATCTGCCGAGGAAGATGAGCTTTCCGTCCACCCTGATACTCGCTTGCCACGCGCCGCTCCCCCGCTTATGCCGCGAGACCCCCTTGAAGCCGGATGTACCGCTCCGATTCGCGCTCCTGTTGTGTCCGTTTTGTCGGGGTGTGCACACGCGCAGGTTCTCGCGACGGTCGTCGAGCGTGTTCCCGTTGCGATGGTCAACGAACGCGCCCGGGGGATCGCCCATGAGAAAGCGGTGGAGGCGGACCGTTCGGGTGCCGTCGCGCCGTGCCGCGTACCAGTTGCCGCTGCCTTCCTTCGCATGCCATCGATAGCAGAGCACGCGCTCCGCATCGTCCGCGTCAATGATGGCGACCTTGCCATGTGTGAGGGGTACGCATACAGTAGCCAAATCGGACCTCCTAAACAGGTTCGATGACGCCGGGCGGTGGCTCCAATCACCGTTCCGGCATTCGCTATTTATCTGCATAGATTCTACCATTTTCCGCCCCGCTGTCATAGCGTTTTTCCGCATTGGGAAGCCGCACTTCGGGCATGGCGCTTTCGGGAGGCGCGGGCGCTTGTCCTTCGGTATCGCCTTCACGATGTCCTGCAGCGACAGGCTGACCACGGCATCGCTCCTCAGACTTCCGGTTCGCTTTCGTCCGCCGTTTCGTCCTCGGTATCGTCCTCGCCCTCCGGTGCCGCCTCGTCAACTGGATCCGGTGCGGAGTAGAGCGGCAGCGGCGCCTGAGCGAATGCCTTCTGCGCCCGGCGCAGCGTGCGGTTCCACGGCCCCATCACCTCGACCGTGCGCATGAAGGTGGAGACATCCGGGGCCCGGATCTTGAACTTGTCTTTCTCCGAGTTGTATTCGATGTGGTACAGGAGATCGAACACCAGCGCGCGCATCTCCCCGGGTGTGATCTGCGCGAGACGGCAGTTATCCGCCGCGACCCAGATCGTGAACTCGGTTTCGCTGTAGTAGATCGCGATCGCCGGTGTGCGCTGGCACATGCCGAGCTGCGCGCCGCCGTCCTTCATGCCGCCCTTCATCCGCCACAGGTAGTCGATCTTCGCCATGTCGTGCCGCGGGAAATCGCCCGGGAACTCGAAGATGAGATCCTTCGCGATCTTGGCGATCTCCGGCGCCTCGAGGAACTCCCCGCCCTCGAACTGGCTGTCGTCGGGCACCTTGAAAGGTCGCTGGAGCGCGAAGCCGTCGTCCGTCGTCGGGTTCGCGTTTGCCGTGTCAGTCTCGTCCTGGGTGATCGTGTCCACTGCCATCCTCTACCGCTCCCTTTCGTGCCTTCCGGCTACCGATCTGCTATGCCGTTCTTACGAGCGCCCATCGCTCGCGCGCCGCCGCCACTTTCGCTTCCCAAGCGGCCACCACCGCCGGATCGCCCTTGTTCGGGCACGCCTCCCAGGCACGTGCCGTGTGCAATCGCATCACCGCCTGCTCGTCCGGAGAGGGCAAGGCGCGCAGGTGGTACGGCGTCTGTGCCTCGTCCCGCAGCGTCCGCATCTCGTCCGCGAAGCGCCGGAGCGTCCCCGGCAGCGGAAAGTGCTCCTCCTCGCGCATCGCCCGGTGCACCGTGGCGCGGTAAATGTCATCGGGCATGTCGCTCAGGGATGTCCACCACAGGTCCTTCGTCTCCTGTGCGATCTCCTGCCGGTAGTGCACCTGCATGAGCGCCATTCCCCGTGCGTACGTCTGGGGTGCCATTGCCTCTTTCCTCCATCGCCGCGTACCGCGCGGCGTCGGCCTCGACCGATCCGAGAATGCGGGCGTTCTTCGCCTCCGCCCGTTCGAGGCTCGTCGTGGGTGAGCCACGGGCCCCGCGGCCCGTAGCGGGCGCGGGTGCCCTCTGGGCGGCATGGGCAGCATCGCGTTTCAGGTAGTCCCGCGCCCACGCTCGCAGGTCCGGCAGCCAGTCGGCACGGCTGCGCCCCTCCGCCAGTCGGCGGTCCGCCCACTGCGGGATGATTTCGCTCGCCAGCTGTTCGGGCGTCGTCCCGATGGCCGTGGCCTGGGTGGCGAGGTCGGCGTCAGAAAGCTGAGGAAAAGCCGGGGCGAACCGCTCGCTCGCGCGCGGGCGCTCGCGTGTGGGTGCGCCCGCGGGGGAGTTAATCTCTCTCTCTGGTATTCTTAATGGGTCTTGTTCAGTGGGTCTTGTTAATTGGGTCTTGTTCCGGTCTCGGAGCGGAACTAGTTCCGGTCTCGGAGCGGAACTAGTTCCGGTCTCGATTTGAGACTGGTTCTGATTCGAGACTAGTTCCGGTTTGGGACTAGTTGAGACCGTGACAATGTGATAACAGTTGCTCGCCCGCTTGCCTGACGTGATCGTCACGAGGCCCGCGTCAACGATTTTCTTGATCGCGGTCGCCACTTGGCTCCGGCCGCAGCCGAGCTCGCTTTGCAGCTTGCTGTACGAAGGCCAGGAGTCGCGCTCGCCGTTCGCGTGGCGCACAATGCAGGCATAGACTGAGAAGGCCGTCATGCCGATCTTCGGCAGATATTCATCAATGACCTCGTTATCGATGTGAAACCAGCCGCGTTCGCGATCGTCTACGATCCTCATTGACCCACCCGGCCCTTCCACAGACAAAACGGCGCGGGCCCCGCGACCCGCGCCATAGCGACCTAGCTCTGTGCTGACTCGCCCTCCGGTCCCGCCTCGCGCACGATGGGCGCGCCGTCGCCCGTGTACGCGACGACGAGCCTGCCCTCGAAGATGCCGATCAGTTGGTCGTAGTCTGCTTTTGTGAGCACGTAGAGGGAGACCTCGCCGCGGGCCGGGTCGAGCTTGTCCGGATGGAGGAGGTGCATCGTTTCGCGCTTGGCGTCCTTGGTCCAGCCCTCATCACTGCCGGTCGCCCAGAAGAGGGCGATCTGCTGCGCGTTCGGCTTCCACGGCTCGATGCGCTCCGCAGGCGGCGCGGGCACGGGCTCCGATTGCGATGGAAGGGGTGCCGATGGGGTGACCACGCCTGTGCTCCTCACCTCCTGGCGTCCGGTGATGATGAGCTCTTTCGCCTGCTCCAGCGTCAGGCTCTCGATGTGATCCACGCCCAGGGCGGCGAGTCGGTCTGCCAGCGGATAGCCCTTGTCAGCGAGCGCGCGCAGCTGGGCGTGCTGGTGGAGATTGGAGCGTGCAGGCGTGGGTGGTGCGGCGATCTTCCCGTCCACGATCTCACCGGCAGCGATCGCCGCGGGGCGCACGGCCGTCGCACGCCGGGGCCGCTCCTCGTTCTCCGCCTGCCCCATCTCCTCCTCGGTGTAGATGCCCCGCGTCTCGTTCGGGAAGGCGGCCCGGATTGCCTGACTCTCGGCGCAGTTGCCGCAGAGCATTGAGAAGCCGTGCCGACGTACCACGATCACGCCGGAGGGAACCGTGACGCACCAGACGCGCCCGCCCGCGTTGGGCTGCAACTCAAGGCCTGGGTGCTTGCGCGTGGTCGTCTGCGGATTCGGGTTGTGATACTCGCGACCCCATCGCACCACGGGAATATCGTCACGCCCGCTGATGGTGACGTGGTAATTCGGCTGCGCGCTGATGTCTGACCAGCGCGCGGTGCGCTGGCTGACCGCGTACCCCGCGATGACCGCAGCGAGCTCGAAGGCCTCGATGTGATCGGGCCGTGACGAGTAAAAACGCCGGACGCCCGTTCGCTTGTTCGTGCTGCCGTCGAACGCGACCAGTGTATCGATCAGCAGCCGCGCCTGGTCACGGTTGAGGGAGAGCACCGCATCCCGACCGATGCGCTTCCCCTCATCGCAGAGGTACGCAACTGCCGCGCGCGGATAAGAGAATCGCATCTTGTCCAGCCGCGTTGTGATCGTCCGCGCCGGCGTGACGGCCACCGCACCTGCCGCAGCGCGGCGCGTCTCTGCGATGTAGCTGCCGATCTCGCGGAGTCGCGCGACCTTTCCGGGACGCGATACCTCCACCGCGATCGTCCTGCCCGGGCGATCAGTGCCGTCCGCGAGGTAGGCGGCACTGATGGCAATCTCCGTATCCGTCACCGGTGCGGCGGATTTGAGCGTCGTGACGAGACGCGGGATGCGAAACATGGCGCGGGTGCGCGCCCGCTCGTACATCACGCCCGCCTCGATCTTCCCTGCCGTTGTCACCATGTCGTGATTCGGCGTGACGCTGAAATTCAGATCGTCACTGTCGAGCGTCACCATGTCGCCGTTGTACGCTTGCACGAAGGGGCGTGCATTCGTCGGTTCCAACCCCCTAGCCGTCACTTGCAGCACGCGCCCTGTCACCGCGTTGAAGGGTTGGAACCCCTGATCCGTGAGGACTTCCGTGTCCTCGCTGAAGCACTTGGCGAGCATGTGATCCGGCATCTTCTTCCAGAGCGAGACCGGGTTGCCCTCCCGGTCGGTCTGGACGAAAGCGTCGTAGCGGACCGTCGCCCAGAGGGTTTCTGACCAGTCCGTGCGTTTGACGCCGACACGCGCGGCGACGGGCGGATCGCTCTTCAGCCAGACATCGGTCCAGACACCGTCCGCGCCGCACCAGTACGGCCCGATCCTGCCGGCATATATACCTGTCCGCTCGGCGATCAACCGGTACCCATTGATCGACGTCTGGATCCGCAGAGCTTCCTCCCAGTTGCCCTGCGCGTTCTTCACCCGTTGCTTGATGGGATAGAACTGCTTGTCGAAGAGCGAGAGGCCGGTGCGTCGCTCCACCGCGGCGACGAAGTCCAGTTCGACGTCCGTCAATCCCGGTGCGATGCCGTTCCGGATTGCCTGGAGCTCATCGCCGAAGACCTCGGCGGCGAGCGCGCCGGCCTCGCGAGTGACCAGTGCGTCACTTGCCATGTGTCTGTCCCTTCTTGATCTCTGTGTCCTCCGCGGCCTGTGCCGTCAGCCGGGCGAGGCGCGTCCAGCGCCGTCCTATTCTTGCCATGCAATCCCTCGCACAATGAGATTGACGCGGCGTTGCGTGACGCCGTACGCCCTCGCCAGCGCGCGCTCCGTGAATCGGCCGGTGGCATGACTCGCACGGATCTCCCGTACGGCCTCCCACGTCAGCTTCGCCGCGGGATGATCGACGCCCCGGACAATCTTCTCGGGATGCGTGCGGACGCCGCTGCGGTCGCCGCAGGGCCGGCATTCCGGATGCATGTGCATGCCGTGGCGTTCGCCCTGCGCGTTGCGCCCCTTGGCGATCATGTCCGCCTTGTTATCAGCGTCCGTCCCCAGCCAGAGGTGTCCCAGCCGGGGATGGCGGACGCCGTTCACTTCGTACCAGCCCGCATCGTCGTTCCGCACACACGCGGGGTTGTCGCAGGTATGGAGCACCTGCAAGCCGTCGGGTATCGGCCCGCACCGGAGTTCCCATGCTGCCCGATGCGCCCGTACCGACTCGCCGTTGCGACTGATGCGCCCATACCCGTTGCCGATCGTGCAGCCCGTCCAGAGCCAGCACGTATCCGTCTTGTCCACCGCCGCCCAGAACCGCATTGCGAACGCTGTCATCACTGGAGCGTCCCTTCCCGTGCGATCGAGGCGCGCATACGCGTCAGCAACTCGGCCAGCCGCTCGACGAGCAGCGACCCCGCTTCGCAATCCTTGAGCACCCACCGCTCACCCTTCGTCACGAGATCGAGGAAGGTGCCGAGCTCCGTCAGTGCCTCGCCGCGGAGCCGCGCTTGCAGGTCCTGCTCCTGCTCGACGGGATTCTGGATCCCGTCCCAGTGCGCACCCAGCGTCCGATCCCGGTACCAGTTCGTGTCCGTCGGCTGCGGCCCGGCCGGTTCCTTCACGCCCATGGCATGCGTCCGGCATGTGCGAGGATGACGGCGACGACGAGCGTGATGAGGCCGATCATGGCAATGGCTGACAGCCCGAGCACCATCCGGGTCGTGTGCGCTGGCGCGGGTTCGCCGTCGTCGTACCCGGCGCCGCCCGCATGCGCGATCGCGGCCGGTCGCCAGCCGGTCGCCGCGTCGATGTCGGCCTGGGTGAGGGTGCGCGCCCTATCGTTCATACTCATCGCTGCACCCGCCCACGCGGTCCGGCGAGTGATGAACCGTTTGCATGTGACCGTTCATTGCGGTACACGGCAAACGGTTCATCATGCACTGGCGGCGCGATCGTCCAGGCGAGGAGACGCGCGGCGTGCGCCGTCACCATCCCCGGTGTCACCTCATTGATCGGCACGTCGTACCACTCCGCGGTCAGCCGAATCAGTTCGGCGTCCGGCGATTGCTTGTTCGGTTGTTCCTGGTCGTCCCATATCATGCAGCTGCCTCGCAATCTGCGTCGAGGACGCGGGCGTCCCAGACATCCCACGCATTGATGGTGTGCTCGATGCCGTTCTCGCTGGCGACGCGGATCCACTCGCGCCCGACACCCACGACCGCGACAACACCCGCGCACTCCGCGTCCTCGTCGTCGAGCCAGACAAGCTCGACCGGCAGGCGCTGCGCTCGTGCAGCCTTCGCCAGCATGCGCAGGCAGAACGGCGGGTCGGTGTGGCGGTAATGGCTGATTTCTTCCTTGACTACGCTGGTGGCCATTGGTACACTTCCTTCGATCTCCACAAGATCAATCCGCCGCGACCGGTTGTTCAGAACCGTTCGTCGGCATGTCCTCCAGCGGTTCGACCGCCAGCACGTTGTTGTGCAGGTCGCGCAGGTTCTCCCTGAGTTGTCGCCAGTACGAATCCGTGATCCGACCGTGGGCCAGAATCTGCCGCGCCGTGCGGTCGATCATCTCCGCGGATTCCGTCATCACCAGTTCCGCCGCGTGCAGCCTGAGCACGTCCAGCGGCAGGTGCATCAGCCGCATCTGTCGGCCGATTTCCGCAATGGCGTCGTTCGCGACTTGGATTGCGGGCTTTCGATATGCCATCTCCTCCCCTCACCCCCTTCCTTCCCGCAGTCGAGGCGTCCGTGGACGCCCGGTCAAAACGATTGCGATGCATCGCATCGCAGCTATCGGCTATAGGGTGAGCGCGCGTTATGCGGATAGTCGTCATCGTGTGGGAGATGATTCGATGCCAAACCACCTGCTCCTCGCGATTGCCGAGACATACACGTGGCGCCGGGCCGCTTGTGGTGATGATCACCATCACTGGTTCCCACCTTCACACATCGTATCGCGTATTTCAGTACGCACATCATCCAAAAAAAAGAGCACCTCCGGTTCGCAGCCCAGCAGCCGTGCCGCGGCATCGAGGAATCCGCGTGTCGCCGAACGGCGGCCCGACTTAATCTGCCGCACCGTGTTGATGGAGTACCCGACTTCGCCCGCGAACCACGTGAGCTTTCGCCCCTCGCGTTCGAGTCGCGCGAACAGTGGCGCCGGGTTCATTCGCTGCTCGTGCTCGATCATCGTCGCCAATGTGCCCTCCTATGCGCGTACTTTGCAATGCATTATGCGGCCCGTATTCGCAGTTGTCAACCTTTTCCTGTGCATTTGCGCTACGTTGTGCGTAGCGAACGCATGGGCCTGGGCGATTGCATCAGCGCCAAGGGGCAGAAAAACGATGGCGAAGGACGCCGCGGACACCGGCAACCGCTTTGGGGAATGGCTCAGAAACGAGCTGAGTAGGCATGAGTGGTCGCAGCGGATGCTGGCGGAGAAGGTTGGCGTCTCGTCGGGCGTCGTCTCACGCTGGGTGCGCGGCCTCGACATCCCGAGTTCGCCGAGCATCATCGGGATCGCCGCCGCGTTTAAGGTGCCGGCGCAGGTAGTCATGAATCAGATCGGCTCGGCCCAGAGCGCCGAGCAGCACGATTTCTGGACCATGCTCTCGAGTGAGCTTGACACCGAGGATTTACGCGATGTGCAGGACTTTATCGACTATAAGCGTGCGCAAGCCAGGAAACGGAAAATGGACGCGAAGTCATAGCATTCGCACCGAGGGGTGACGGATGGAGATCAGCATCGCCTGCGCGAAGGCGGTTCGCCGCCTCACCGGTCCCGGTCCACTCGACGCTGAGGCCGTGTGCGCGCTCTATGGCGTCGAGGTTGACACCTGGCACTTTCGCAAAAACCTGGAAGCGCTCTACGCGTCCGGCAGCATTGCCGTGAAGCTGGGTCTCGCCCGCCCGGTTCGCGAACATCGCATCCTTCACGAACTCGGCCATCACCTGATACATGGTGACCACTCCGGCGTCCGTTTCTGGAGCACGCGCGATGCGCAAATGCTCTCGAAGGCCGAGCATCAGGCGGAGATGTTCGCCTATTTCGTCGCGTTGCCGTCGAATGAGCTGGCGGTGCTCCTGCGCGGGCGTGTCGAGATCGAGGAGATCGCGAGCCGCTATACGCGGACCGAGGAATGGGTCCGCGAACGCATCCGCCTCGAGGGCTAACACTGAGATGGGGATCGCCCGCGGCTATGTGCGCGTTTCGACGCGGAAACAAGAGGCCGGTGTCTCGCTCGACACGCAGCGCGACGCAATGCGCGAATACGCGGCCGAACACGCCCAGACGCTCACGCTGTACGAGGATGTGGAAAGCGGCCGCAATGTCAACCGGCCGGCCTATCTGCGGCTGTTGAGCGATCTGCGCCCGGGCGACGTCGTCCTCGTGTGGAAGCTCGACCGCGCCGGCCGCAACGCCGAGGAAGCGTTGCGGTTCCGCCGCCTCATCCAGGAGCGGGGCGCGCGGCTCATCTCGATCACCGAGCCGGGAATGCAGGAACCGCTCCTCTACGGCGTCAACGCCGTCTTTCACGAGGAGTTCTCGCGCGCCCTCGCAGCGAAGGTCGTCCCAAATATGGAGCGTGTTGTCACGATCGAGCGGCGCTGGGTCACGAAAGCGCCGCACTGGTATCGACTTGATGTCAAGCCACGTGTCGGCAAGCAGCGCCGGGTATTCTCAGAAGGGGAAGGGCGACTCGTCCCGAACGAAGACTATCCCGGACAGGCCCAGGAGTGCTGGGAGATGCTCCTCGCGACGAATAGCATTTCCGGCACCGCCGCGGCGTTCGATCTCACGTATACGAAGCTCGCGCGCATGATCAATAGTCCGGCGTATGTCGGCGATACCCTCTGGCGCGGGATCCTCGTGACCGGCACGCATCCGGCGATCGTCCGGCGCGAGACGTGGGAAGCGGTTCGCACGCAGCGACTGGAGAATCCGTTTCCGTCGCCGCGTCGCACGGAGGGGCCGCGACTCCTCACGGGCTACGTCTTCCGGGCCGATTCCCAGCATCGGATGTATCACCGTGTCCGCAACGAGCACACACCGTATGCCCGCCCCTACTACAAGACGGCCGATGTCGTCCCTCGCCCTCCACATGCGGCAATCCCTGCGGATGAACTGCATGAGGCAGTGATCACAACACTCAAGACGCTCGACCTCTCGCCCGCGGAGGTGCGGACGCTCGAGCGCGATGCGCGGCGCGCGGTCCGCACCGACCCACATGCGAAACGGCGCGCGCAGCTGCAGCGTCAGCTGATCGAACTGGAAGCCGAGCGCGATGCTGCGACACGCGCACTCCTCCGCGGCGCAATCACCGACGCCGAGCGTGCCCGGGCGCGCGAGCGGCATGACCGCGAGGAGGTCGAGTATCGGGCAGGACTCGCCGCGTTACCGCCGCTGCCGGATGTCGAAGACGTACAGATCCGTTCCCGCGGCCGGATCGGCATCGCGCACCTGATTGATGAACTCTGGCGCCAGTTCAACGGTACCGATGCTGAGATTGCGCGTCGCGCCATGTATGACATTCGCGAGCTGCTGCGACTGTATGTGCGCCGGATCGAGGTATGGGGCGCAGAAAACGAGGGGCGCTTCGGCGGAGACCAGGCAGTGTGGCGTCGCGATCATCCGCCCCGTATTCATATCGTTTGGCGCGATTCGCCTAGCAATAACGAGGAATCGTAGGCTGAATCAGATCATTCGGCGTACCCACCAATACAAAACAGCCTAAGCGGTCGCGTGGATTGCACACGAAAACGTTGACAAGTCGCGTACTTTGCTATACAATATGCGTACTGAGATACGTGTTCTATCTCATAGATTGCCCCCGCAATGCATCACCATCGCGAGGGCGAGCAACCAAAGGAGTTAGCCCTATGGTCGCCAGCGCACAGTACATCACCCACACCTTCACGGCAACCGTCAGCGTCCAGATTCCGCGCACCATCACCGCGGACACTGACCCGCAGACCGTCGAGCACGCGCTCCACGCCTTCTACCGTCGCGCACACGATGAGATGCAGCACAGCGGCGGCCTTTTCCCCTTCGATTCGCTGAAGATCGTCGCCGACGCGATGGCCGACAGCGGTGCGGTCACGTGCGAGTACACCAACGATGCGGGCATCACGCGGGCGCGCACCCTCTTCCCCTACTCCATCCACCTTACCGACGCACGCAAGATCGAAGTCAAGGCGTACGACACGTTCCGGCAGGCGACACGCTCCTTCCGGCTCGATCGCATGCAGGGCGCGCACCTCGTGACCCTGCCCTGCGATCAGGCGGCGTAACGCGATGCCGACACTCCGTTTCTCCACACCAACCATCGTCGCAACACCCGGCGCGCTCTCCCTCATGGGCGCGCACGGGATCGCGGGCACCGACCTCATCCGCCGCCACTTCGCGGGCGAGTGGAACGGCCAGCCGGACAACGCCATCCGCAACGAGGAATATCTGGCGAGCGGTGAGGGGATGCTCCTGAGCGTCTTCCCCGCGGGCGACGAGACGATCTGGGTGATCTCGCACGTCGGCTACGGAGAGGACTCGTACACGACCCTCCTGCTGCCTGAGGAGTATTGAGCCATGCGACTTGCTGATGCCCTTACCTACACCCACAAGGCCGGGTACGCGCTCCCCTCCGGGGGGTGCGTGACCGTCTGGCACGAGTTTCGGGAGGGTGTGCAGTTGCACATTCGCATCCGCCGCGGCGCTGCGGGTGAGAGCGAATGGCACTTCGCCAATACTCTGGCAGACGTACCGGTGACGATCGCCATGCAGGGCATCCACGTCCCGCCCGATGCGTGGGAGCACCGGCTCTACGTCGGGAGCACGACCGCGCCTCATAGCATCGACCGGCTGGAGATCATCAATGCCGTCGCCGCCGGGCAGGTGCCTCGCTTCTTCGCCGACCTCCTGAGCGATGCGACCCACGCGGGCATTCTGCGGGTGAAGGAGTGCGCGGAGATCGCCCGCACCGGCGCCGTTGCCGCCTGCCTGCCCCCCGTGGTGTCGGCGTGAGCGCGCCGAAGCCGGAATACACCGTCACCTGGCGCGAGAAGGGTAAGCGGCAGCAGGAGGGGCCGTTCACGGACTTCCTACAGGCCGAGGGACGCGCCCGCACGCTCTCGCGCGAGCACCGCACGCCCATCTACATCACATCCGTCGTGCATTGCTTTCATGCCCGGTGGGAAGGCGAGAAGCAAACGCTCGGAATGGCGATGCATTTGCCAATCGGTGAGGAGCCGTAGATGCAAACGGAGAGTAAACTGTTCGGTCTCAATGCCGCGCAAATCGCACGCTTCTGGTCGAAGGTTGATCGGAGTGGTGGAGCGTCCGCGTGTTGGGAATGGCGCGCGCATCGCAATCACCATGGCTATGGGCAGTTCGGCACCGGAAAGCGGAGGAGCGGCAGCAAGGGGACGGCACTCGCACATCGCATTGCCTATGCGCTTTCCTATGGTGACTTCCCTGCCACGCTCGATGTCTTGCATCGGTGCGACAATCCGTGCTGCTGCAATCCAGCGCACCTCTTCCTCGGCGATCACGACGCCAACATGGCAGACATGGCCGCAAAGCATCGCATTCCCTACGGCGAATCCCACTATCACGCAAAACTTACCGATGCTCAGACGCGGGAAATCCGCAGGCTGTACGGCTCCGGTCGCATGCTCCAGCGTGAGATTGGGCAGCGATACGGGATCGCGCAACAGACGGTCAGCAAGATCGTCCGCGGAAAGAACCGACGATGAAGATCGAAACCGTGGTGCGCCGCATCTGCGCGCGCTGGGAGAACGACACGCAGACGCTCGCGCGGGTGCTGCACCTGGAGATTGGTTCGGACTTGTAGGGGGAAGGAAGGGACATGGCACACCCGCCTGAGCACACCACGATCCGCACGTGTCCTGTCTGCGGCAAGGAACTCACCCTCGGCTTCATCTGGGAACCTGGAGACGAGGGCGTGGGCGTCTTCGCGGGCTGGATCCCCGGCATCACGATCGAGGACGAAGCCTGCGCGAACCACATGACGTGGGATCAGCGCCAGGCCGTCGAGGACTCGGCACTCGCGGATGCACCGGTCGAGCCGAATCCCAACTACGAAAGGGCACTGTGATGGAAGTCGAGATCGTCGCCTATCGCCGCACGCTGGAGAAGCCGAACCTCGGCGCATGGCCACTCATGCAGAAACTCACCCACTTCCGCGCCGAGGCACACGTGATCGACGGCATTGCGTTCGTCGAGATCGATTTCCGCTACGACGGGCTGATGTACTGCGCGCGGATCGATGCCGAGCAGCCGAGCGACGTGCAGTGGTCGAAGCAAGTGCCCGATGACAGCGACGAGTGGGAGGAGGTCTCCGCCGAGACCGTCGCCACGATCGACGCGGGCACGCCGCTGCCGATGAGCGACATCGATCGCTTCGCCCGCCAGTTCGCCGAGTTGCACTTCTGGAACGACGAGGAGGTGTAGAGATGACGACGGCGCCTGCCCCGTACACGTACCACAAGCTCCTCCCCGACGTTGAGCCGTGCATCACGGATGCGAACCATCGCGTCATCTGCGACATGTATGTGCGCGACGATATGGACGCGACCGGCGCACTCCTCGAGGCCGCACCCGATCTGCGCGACCTCGCAACACTCGTACGAGACATGCGGATGGCACAGAAGGCGTACTACGCCAAGCGAGTTCCGCCCAGCGAAAAGCGCGATCTCCTCATCGCCTCGCGCGAACTGGAGGTCAAGGTAGACAAGGCGACCGTCGCTGTCCTCGCGAAGATCGGCGGCGACAATGGCAGCCACTGAAGAACGGGCCGCGCGACTCCCCGATCGCCTGGAGCGCATCGTCGGCGAGTTCGCGGGCGAGCGTGGTGCCCGCGTCGCTGCGTACGCCCCCGTCGAGAAGCAGCGGGCCTATTTCATCCTGAGAGCACGCACCGGTAGCGAGGAGACATTGTACTTCGCTGCCCTGACCGCGGCCACGCTCCGGATCGAGCCGGTCGTCATCTCCGAGCAGCTGCCGACCCTCATGGCCGACCTGATGGCGCTGGTGAAGCGGGCGAACGACCCGACGTGCGTGGCGGTGGGGTGATGGCTAAGTACGCCGAGGGCACGACCGTCAAGATCGAGACGACGCAGGCGGAGATCCGGCGTGTCCTCATGAAGTACGGCGCGACTGGCTTCATGATCGGCGAGGCTGAGCAGATGGCGCAGATCGAGTTCGAGATGCACGCCCGGCGCATCCGCTTCCGCCTCACCTACCCCGACCCGCAGGCCAGGGAGTTCCGCTACGTCGGCACGTGCACCTACCGCACGCGCACCGAGGCGCAGCGGAAGACCGCATACGACGCCGAGGTGCGGCGGCTCTGGCGGGCACTCCTCCTGACGATCAAGAGCAAACTGGAGGCGGTGCAGAACGGCATGGCGAGTTTCGAGGAGGAGATGCTGCCCTTCATCGTGCTGCCGAACAATCGCACCGTGGCACAGTGGCTCGTGCCGCAGATCGAGCGCGCATACACGACCGGGCAGATGCCGCCCTTGCTCGGACCAGGAAGTGTGTAGTGGATAGTGTCGTGCCTGTCCCCAAGGACGATTCAACGTCGTGCTACATCCGATCCGCGACGAGTAGCATGACGCCACCGCCGATCGTCACCAGTGCAGCGAACCAGACGACGCCCTTCCCCAGCAACCGCAGGCTGGTCCGGGGTGTCTCATACCACGCAGTCAGGCCGGCGAGCGCCCAGTTGCACGCCGCGAGGATGGCGAGGCAAAGGGCGTCGACCGCCCTCCCGTCGACAAGCTGGCGGGCAGAGAGTGCGACGAGACCGAGCGTGCCGACGAACCAGAGCAGCAAGAGGCCCGCACGCGCGTCGTTGGTCATATTGGGCAAGCCCACTCGCCTCCTTGTGCCAGGGTGCAAGGCTATCGCGCACATCGTATGAGACAAGGTGGACACCTAGCCATCGCCATCGTCGAGCGCGGCTGAGAATGTATTCAGCCCCGTGGCAAGGAGGACTCTATGCTCTTCACGCCCGCACTCGTCGCGAAGATCCTCGCGGGCGAAAAGACGCAGACGCGCCGTGTCGTAAAGCCAGTCTTTGAGCGGTGGCCGATCGAGCACGTCGGTCTGCGACCGATCTCCTCAGTACGGCGCAACGGCCGCTATCTCTGGCGAGTTGGTCGCGTCTATGCGGTCCAGCCGGGCCGGGGCAAGCACGCCGTTGCCCGCATCCGCATCACCGCGATCCGCTACTGCGCGCGGGCGGGGGACATCTCCGAGGCGGATGCGCGGGCGGAGGGGTTCGAGAGTGTCGCGCAGTTCCGCGAGGTCTATGCGAAAATCAACGGCGCGGCGGCGCTGGAGCGGCCGTGTTGGGCGCTGACATTCGCGGCGGTGAGGTTAGATGGCCGATCAACCAACTCGAATTCCTGATAACGACGAAATAATCGAAGCGACGACAATCAGACTCACTCGCGGGTGGCATCTCGGAACCGAAATCGGCAGTGGGACCTTCGGCAGAGTATGCGAAGCCGAAGGTGAGGACGGCACAGATGCCGCCATAAAGCTCATAAGGAAGATCCCGGGCGCGGACCGCGAGATGCTGTTTGGATCCGTTACCGGCGCCAACATCATCCCGATGCTTGACTCCGGCGAGTGGGAATCTTTCTACGTCATTGTCCTTGCCCCCGTCCGCTGAGATTGATTCGTCTAGTGGCAGTATGGCACACGAGGCAAACGATGCACCCGCAAGAATGCCCGCAAAAGTCGCGCGGTTAAACGCAAAGAGCCCGCCCCGAACGTCCGGGCATCCTCAATCGAGGGATGCTCAGACGCCGGGACGGGTGCGAGGAGGGGGATGGGGTAGAGGTGTGCTAGGGCAGACGCGAGACCGCGCGCTCGTCGTCGGGATCGGGCGGCGTGGCCGGCGGCACGAGGAGTTCGGTGTTGAGCTTGAGTTCGTGCACGGCGCTCTCGATCAGGCTCGTGATCTGCGCGTCCGTCAGGGTGATGCCTGCCTGCTTCGCGAGGGCGACCACCTGACTCTTCGCGGCGCTGAACTTGTCGGTGCCGCCCCAGCCCGTCCGGCTGGCGATCTGCTCGACCGCCTGCACCGCGATGCCCGCGATCGTCATGCCGAGCGCGAGCTTGTCCTTCGACACGTGCTTGGCGAGCCAGAGCGCGCCCGCGGTAATGAGCCAGGTGGTTGCAGCGCCCACGATGGTCACGACGGCGCTGCCGACGATTTCATTGACGTTCATCGGGTCTCCCTGTGGATAACTTCCGTATTTTCTGTGGATAAGCCTGTGTACGGACGGTGGATTACGCTGCCTTCGGCCACTCCTCCGGGAAGAGCGCCACAACATCCCACGGGTCCGCGTCCGTCGTCACCGCGAACCAGCCGCGCTGGAACCGCTGTGCGAGCCGACCATCGGGCAGCGTGATCGCGGGTGCCTTCGCGAATCCCATCTGTGCATAGCCAAGACCGGTCTGGTAGCGTTCAAGGAAGTCAAACCGCGCCCATAGCTTCTCATCCAGCGGCACGGGACCGTTGGGGTTGCTCGGTTGGATGTAGACGGGAGGAGGCGGCGGCACGACCGGAGTGCTCGGATGCGTCTCTCCCGCGACACCTGGGACCCGTGCCCAGCCCATCACCCCTGGCGTCTGCATCCCCCAGTTGCGATAGCCGATGCCGGTGCCGTCCGTCAGGGTGCCAAGGAGCATCCCCTTCTCCTTGTCCCAGAAGCCGATATGCCCGTCACCGAAGCCGTCACCATCGCCGTCCACCGCGTAGAACGACGGGCCGAAGATCACGTGTGCCCCATGCTCGGGCTCGCCGCTCGTCTGGAGGAGTCCCTGTGCTTGATAGGCATGCCCCTTCGCGGTGGCGCTGCCCCGGTGGGGGATGGACAGGCCAAGATGCTCCGGCACGCGCTCCGCGAAACTCTCGCACCAGAACGCCCACGGATGGACGCCATTTACCGGATCCGTCTCGATGGTGCTGAACGCCTGCCCGATGAGCGTGCGGGCGTAGGCGATAAGATCCGATCCATACACCTCGTTAGCCACGGTGCTGTCTCCTTCCGGTGGGTACGCGGTCAGATACTGCCGATAGTACGTCGCCTTTGGGTGCTGCTCGCCGGCGTCCGCGAGGGCGAGGCCAGGATTGCCGCGCGTGTAGTACCAGGCAGCACGATTGAGATCACCGCCCGCCACGTTCAGCACGTAGGTGATGTTGTCCGCGAGGGTGAGCCAGAAGTCCGTCCACGTTGCGAAGGAGCAGTAGGGCTTGCCCCCCTCATTTGCGGGACCGATCGGCCCTGCGGTAGCGCGGCTCTGACCGACGTAGTAGATGCCGGCCGCGTTGTGGGCAGCGAGGAGGTCGCTACTGATGTCGGTGGCTTGCCGGTTCTCCGAGCGCGTCCAGGCGAGGAGCACGCGGACGTCGAGGTTGCTCTGACGGGCAGCATCGGTGACGGTGGTGTACTGCGCGAGGAACGGACTCACCATCCCCTGCACACTGCCATCGCGGACCATGTCCGCAAACTGCGCCGCGGTGATTGGCGTGAAGGCGTAGGTTGTCATGGAGATCTCCTCGGATGTCAGTCGGCGATACAGGCCACCGTATCGAGCCGCACGCGTGGCTTGTCGGCGTGCTTCGCGGTGATGTGCGAGGCGGGGACGATCTTGAAATCAACGTTGAGGCGGTAGGCCGTCACCATCCACGCGCCGAGCTTGACCTGATCACTGGCGACGCGCTGCGTGACCGCGCTCATCTCGGTTGCCCAGCGATCCGTGTCCCACTGCGCCACGCTGCCGTAGCGCGCCTCGAACTGCGCGTCCGGGAGGACAACGCTGACATCGACATCGCGCGGTTCGTCGCTGTCGAGCACCGAACCGTGCAGGTAGACCGGCGCGCCGAAGCGTATCGCGATCTGACACGCCCAGCCGTGGAGTTGCAACTTCAGACGGCGCACGCGCTCGTCGGGAGTCTCATGCATCGACCAATGCTCCATCACGCAGCCACCCGTGCCACTCCCCTTCATAGTTGATCGAGGGGTTGGCAGTGACCTTCGGCGGTATGCCCGTGCGCGTCCAGCCGGGACCGCCGCCAGACGAGGGATGGTCGATAGGCCAAAGGATTCCCCGCTCCTCATCTGCACCGTTGCGCCCTGGTAGCTTCACCACGAGACAGCGGCCGTCAGGGCGCTTGCAGGTGTCGGGATGACGACAGCCATCGTCATAGAACATCGCCCCGATGGGCATGGTCTTGAAGGTGTATTCGCCTCCGTCCGGGCCGCGATAAATGGGATACGTCCCGTTCCCGTCATCATGCGGACGGTGACCGGCTTGCTCGAGCATGATGCATTGCCAGGCCATCAGGAGCCTCCTTCAATGCCAGTGCCCAAGGCATACTTTTCGGGAAAAACGCGGCGAAATCTGCGGGAGTGTCTGTACCCTTCCTAGGTGCCTTCCTCGGTGTCTTCGATGCGGTTCTCGACCTGCTGCACCCGCGCCTCAACCTCGACCAGCTTGTCTCGGAGCATCTGCAACGCCTGCCCCGCCGCGTTGATTGCCGCGTCGTTACGCGGGCCGCGTGCGTCGTGCTTCACCTCAGCGATGATGGTGTCAAGCGCCCCATACCCCTTCTCGATCTCGGCAAACTCGTCGCTGGGAAGGTCGGTCGTGTTCTGCATCTTCGCCATCGTTAAGTCCTTTCAGGAATGCCCGTAGACGTCACCAGTGCCACGCTACGGCGTCTTCTTCTCTAGCAGGGCTCGCTCCCCCTCCGGCGTGATCTGCACGATGTCGCCGCCCAGGAAGCGCAGGTAGCCGCGCCGTTGCAGGCTGGCGAGGACCGCGCGCTTCACTCCCAGGTCGCGTTCTTTGGCAGTGTTGTATTTTCCTTTGAGCTTGAGCAGCACGGCACGTTCATCATTGGTCATGTTCGGATCGTCCACGCGCTACCTCCTGTGCTTCCACCAGTCCCATACGCCCCACAGCAGGCATCCCGTAGCCAGTCCGAGCATGAGAACATCGGAAAAGTGCATCGCGGGTTTCCTATGTGTCCTGCTTCGGCTTGTTGTCCACAACGATCCGCTGCTCCGGTATGCGCAAGGTGGCTTCTATCTCCACAGTCGGCTCCTGGATAGCGGGCGCTGCATCCACGTGTGTGGCGGCCTCGGTGACGCCGATGCGCTCCTCGTGATCTGCCCGCTGCTCGGCGGCCACATCCGCGCGGTCCTGACTCTCATCGGCGCGGTGCTCCGCCACATCCGCCCGTGCGACTGCCTCGCGTGAGAGGGCTTCGCTGCGATCATTGCGCCGCTCTTCTGCCGACACCCGCTCCTCGACCGCGCTTAGGCGGAGGATGACATCCTCACGCTGCTCCGCCGCCGCCGTCCATTGCAGCGTGCCGACGCGCACCAGGCCAGTGAGCACGCCCGCCTCGAAGATCACCAGGAGGGCGCGCACCCCGGCGCGATAGACGAAGGGAAGCACGAGGGGCAACCAGCCGAATGTCTGCGCCGCGCCGACGCCGAAGACGATGCCGAGCGTGGCGAACAGGCCGAAGAATTCCCAACCCAAGAGGTCAGGCTTTCGCCACGGGAAGATGAGCGCGAGGCCCATCGAAAGAAACAATATGGCCGACAGGACGATCAGCGCCCTACTGACGGCCGACTCAGGAAGCAGGATCACGGCGATGACGATCAGACAGGCAATGATGGTACGGAAGAATACGCCCCTTCTAGTCACCACGGTTCTGCCCCTTGTCATCGCTCTCCACGGGTGCGAAGAGGCGGGATGTAAGGTAGTTCGCCCGCCGCTCCAAGTCAAGGAGGCGTCGTGCCCGCCGTTTGTAGTCTTCTTCCCATTCCACATGCAGCCGCTCACATGCCGCGACCTCATCATCGGAAAAGAGCGGAACAGGCAGAACCCCCTCCTGCCTGCGACGGAAGAGCCGTTCGAAGATGCCGCTCATACCTTTGCTGCTTTCTCTGCCGCTGCCGCGACGCGTTCCCCGACGCCGAGCAGGGAGTTCGAGAGATCCCGTTCCTTCGCCATGTCCTCGCGGTATTGTCTGCGCAACTCCACAATCTCGGCGTGCAGCTTGCCGTTTTCCGTGCGCAACTCCGTGACGAACTCATCGTGCGCGCGGTCGGTGCGTTGCAGCAGGAGTTGCGCGACTCTGCCGAGCGCGAGAAACAATGCCGAGACCGCCGCAACTAACATTGTAATTATGTATGGGCTGTCGGTGGCGGCAGCAATGACAGGAACGCAGTGGTCATGCATCACATCGTTCCTCTTAGCCGAGGGTGGACACGGAGATTGCTCGCCAGATTGGCGCGTGCTGGTGCCGTTGGTGTTGCTGGCACTTGTCGTGGCGATACTCGTCGCAGATTCCGCATCCCAATGCGCTAGGGCCAACCCCCGCACGATTCACGGAGTTTATGCGCACGCTCTCGCTGCCTGGCGGCCCTGCATGCACGGCAACGGCGGGCAACGCGCCCGTCCGGTCGGTGTTCGAGATAGGTGTTCTCCGGGGTGAACGCATGCCCGTGCTTGCAATGCGTCTGCTTCTGCCCGTGGGTTCTGCCCTTCGCCGCCGTGTCCCTGTTATTGTCCGCTACCGTCCCTAAGAAGAGATGTGCCACTTCATAGCAGGACGGATTGTCACATTTATGAAGCACCCATTGGCCATCAGGAATCGGACCGTTGGCTTGCTCCCAGACGAGGCGGTGAACCCTGACGAGTTTGCCGTTCTTCCCGCCATACTGGCGCAGGCCGTACCCGTCTCTGTCTCTTGCTTGCGCCCATTCCTTGCACGGAACGCTTCGCCAATCGTCTGCGGGGTTGTCGGTGAGGGGGAACGCCAACTGATGCACGCGTGCTACACTCGCCACGTCGAACCTCCTAGATAGGTCTCGACAACGCCGTTCGGTGGCTCCAATCACCGGGCGGCATTCGCTATTTGACTGCCTACATTATAGCAGATTTAGCCCATTGGGATGGGCTAGGGATGAGATCCGCAGCCCCAGTATTTCGCCGGGTTGATCGCCTTCAAGAACTGGCTCGTGTAGTACGCCTGGGCAAAGTTGCTCTTGGGATGCACGCCGTCCCAGCCGTACGGGATGCCAATCCAGTAGACCGGCATCCCCGTCATATCAACGTAGGTTGCCCCGTACTGCTCTGCCTTCGCCTTGTTCACATCCTCCAGCCCCTGCCACACGGCCTGGAAGTCCTGCGCCCAGTTGAACGGCGGGGGCTTGACGCTCTGCTGCCCCTGGGCTGCGAGTGGGGTCATGCCGACGACGATGATCTGTGTCGGCTGCACGGCCATTGCGAGGATCGCGGTCATCATCGTATCCCAGGCAGCCGCGTAGGTGGTCGGGTTATTGAGGTCATCGGCATAGAAGAAGTCATTCGTGCCGTACTCGATGATTAGCTTGGCGGGCGTGTACGGCACGATGCGGACGGGGACGCCCGTGGCGCCGCTGTTCCCGGTGATGGTTTGCAGCGTGGTGCCGCCGATTGCGCCTCGGGTGAGGTCGGCCGGGCTGACTCCCTTGCCGACCCGCGTCCAGCCCATAACGTTACAGACGCCGTCAAACCAGCGACCGCCGCCATAGATGGTTGGATCCATCGTGCTGTCGCTGACGCTATCCCCGTAGACTTCAGCCGTCGGCATCGGCTGCCTCCTGCGGCAGTTGCTCGGCAAAGCGCATCGCCAGATCAAGGAACTGCTGGCGCGTCATGGGCGGCTCCTCCGGCTGCGGTCGCTCCTCCGGCGGCACATAGGGCAGGACGGGAGCCGCGTGCCGCTCGCCGTCATCGTTCAAATGCCAGTGCCCGCCCAGTCGCTCCACATGCCCGCGGACCTCCTCCACCGCTCGCGCACGCTTCTTCTTGCCGTGATGGACGCGGTGCGCGACGTGGAGTGCCTGGGCGCCGGGATCCCCATGCACGGGGACGTAGACGGTGTGCCGCCCGTTCTCATCTTCCACCTCGGGACTGACGAGGAGCGTTTCGTCCAGCCCCAGTTCCGGGTGCCCCGCGACCAGGGGAGGATGCGTCCAGTCAGCGATGGTGAATGTATGCTCTACGCCGTCATGTACCATCGTCGCCTTGCCGTGCTTGTCAAGGTCCGTGAACTGCATCGCTCGCTCCTCCTAGAACGTGATCGTATCAACGATGAGCGTCGCTCCGGTGATGAACGTGTCCGCGTTGGCCGCGCTCCCGACGACGTCGATCGTCGCGAAGGTGTCGCTGAAGTTGGTCACGGTCGGATTGGCGAGGAGGTTGGCTTGCGACGATCCTGTCATGTCAACGATGGGAGCGGCGGGAATCCCGTTCATACGGATGAAGGGGATCGTGAACTGGTGATGCTCATTCGTGCTATTGGTACGGAAGCGGCAGTTGAACGGCAACTTCTGGTAACGATGGCGAACGCGAAGCCACTCCTCTACCGGGTCGAGCGGCACGTAGGGCACGGGCCCCGGCGTTTGGGTGAGCATGAAGTTGTCGAGGTAGTAGGTGGCATTCTGCTGCGCCACGAAGCCGACATAGATAATGCTCGCGTTGCTGGCAATCACGCCCGTTGCCGTCAGGGTCGTGAAGGCTCCCAGCGCGGTGACCTGCCCGTTGTAGATATTGAAGTCATCCTGGAGGAAGACGTAGCCGGACGCGGCCGCCGCGCCGATCACACGCCCGCTCACACTGAGTTGCTTACTGCGGTACTTCTCCACTTCAACGGTGATTTGATAGATGGTCGCTCCGCTGCCGTTGCTGTCAAACTTCAGGCTCGTGGCGCTGCCGTCCACCGTGCCCGTGTCTCGCGTGCTGTGCCCACCCAGGACGATCCAGCCGTCCGCTCCTGCCTGTGCCTGTGCCGCGCTCCCATCAATGGGGCCATTGCCGCGCTGCCAGATTTCAAAGCCTGGGTTGGTGAGGATATTCTTCTCGTACTGCGGCACCTGGGAGAGCGCGGCGCCAACGATCTTATCGGTATTGGTCCCCAGGAGCATTTCCTGGGTGTAGCGCCCAAAGTCCAGGATGTTGTTCCAGTCCGTCGTCGTCACCTGATCATTCACGGCACGGTAGGTGCCCAGGCTAGGTTTGGTGGTCAAAATCGCACCCCCTTTATCCTATTGTTGTGCGGTAAACTCGGATGGGTTATAATGAAGTCGTTGCCAACGAAATGCCCTCACGTTGCTCTAACAGCGTGAGGGCGCACACCGGAAAGGTGAGTTTCCGATGCCAGCCAAGGGTAGCATCACCGTCCCCAAGGTGGAATGTCAGTGTGCGCGTTGTGGCAAGACGTACTTCGTCTGGCCCTCCATACTCGCTGCTGGGCGGAAGAGGTATTGTTCTCGCGAATGCGCACGGGAAAGCCAGAAAAAGCCTGACGGTGAACGATTCAAGACAACCGTCGCCTTCACCTGCGGGCACTGTGGCGTGACGTTCTATCGGCCCCCATCCTCCCATGCCAAGCATTGCTCTCGCACGTGCTCACGCGCCGTGCAAGTAGGTGAGCGCGCCCCTCGATGGCGCAACGGCCATTCATTGCCCCACACGTGGACGCGCGTGGATCGCACCTGCGAGCACTGCGGCAAGACGTTCCACGTCAAGGCATCCGCCGTTCGCTATTCAGGTGCGCGCTATTGTTCCGTCAAGTGCCATAACGACGCGCGCCGCTTGCCCGATGTGGAAACCCATCGGTTGCGCGGCTCTTACCGCTATGCCGCTTGGCGAACCAAAGTGGTGACGCGCGACCGCTACACGTGCCAGCGATGCGGGCAGACGCGGGGCAAACTGAACGCGCATCACGTCAAGCCGTGGGCGAAGCACCCCGAACTTCGATTCGATGTGTCGAACGGCATCACCCTCTGCATTCCCTGCCATCGCGCCGTCCATCGCGGCGATAACTGGGCCTACGGCTCACTGACCAGTGTGAGCGTGTCTTCGATGCTATAGGTGTCGGTCGTCGTATTCGTGGCAACAATCTCAGCGCGGCACGCGTCCGCGTTGATGTCCGCTGCCGAGTAGCCGGTGACGTTGTTCCGTGTCCCCGCCGTGATCGTCACCGTGGGCGCCGCCATCATCCGCACGGGATAGATGACGGTCGTGTCACGAAACTCGGTGGCCTGGAGCGTGCGGAACCGCTGGCTGCTGACCACCTTCTGATAGTGGCGCAGACAGCGTTCAAGCTCCTGATCGGGCGGGAGAGCAACATAGGTCAGACCCGTCACACTGCCTTCCACGACGATGGCATTATCTGCCGCGAACGCGGTGCTGCCGGAGACAGAGTCAAAGATTATCTGTGCCCAGCCAGTCGTGGGTGCATTATTGAAGGTGAGTGTGCATTGCAAGAGGGTGAACTGCCCCGCCACACTGCGTGAAGACTGCGCCCCGGCAATGCCGTCATACAACTGCATGTATGCGCCGCCACCTGTCGCGCAATAGACGAGCGCGGAAAAGGTGAGCGTCCTGCCGGCATACTCCGCAAAGTTCTCGATCTTGTGGACGAGCTGGCAGTTTCCCGTGCTGACCTGGGTATAGGTGCCGCTCGCCATGTACTTACTATTGGGCACGGTGGCCGCGCCCTGGCTGACACTGATGGTGCTGGTGGCATTATTGAGAAACCAGCCGTCGGCAGTGAGCGCCCCGTTCGTCGTGAATGGCCCTGGGCCACGCTGCCAGATCTCGAAACCACCATTTGTCAGGAGGTTGTCATAGTAGCCCTGGACGCCCAGGACGCTGCCAATGGCA